TAGGAGCCTAGAACCTGCCACTAAAGCAATACTTGAACAGTCTGCTATTAGGAACGCACAGTTTAAGCTTCAGAAAATTAATGAAGGAACCGTAAACCTCCCTTCTAGGGTTACGATTCTAGACTACTCTGACACATCAGGCTTGATTACTATTACTTCCGATAACACCATGCTGTATGCTCTCAACACTCAGGTTATTTCTACTGCGGCAAATGCAGCTACCTTAGGAGGTGTTACAGGAACTTACGCTCTTACCTGCGCTTACACCATCCTTGATCAGAACTATGTACAAGGTCCGTTCTTTTTTGAATTAAAATAATTAAAGAAAAGAATACACAAAAAAAGTTCTCTAATTAGTACATAGTTTAGAGGACTTTTTTTATGCCACAGGTACCAGCACAACGATCATTAATTAGTAACGCCACAGGAGGTTCCGTTTTCCTGCCAGGAACACAATCTTTACAATCTTCAGGTGATAGCTCATCTTGCGAGTTTGCAGATTGGTCTCTTCACTTGCAGGTCATGGGAGGCATGTGGCAAAGATATTGGGTTTATAATCCAACACCCACCATAGGTGCTAGTAATATCGCGTCAGGCTGCCCTTCTATTGAATACTCTTATTGCGATGTCAATTGGTGGGGAGCTACGGATGACAGAGTTGTTAGGGCTTCTTTCTGTAGTGGAGCAGCATCTGCAATGGATATAGACTATGCATCAGATGAATCTTTTGGAGGCTTCGGTGTTTCGGGAACCTTCTGGACAGCGACTGCGGGTTATTATCGAAGAAAGGCTTTAGCATCTGATCCCAAACAGAGTGTTGACCAGTCGGAAGGTAATACAGAAACATCTAGAATACCTGGTGCATATCTATACAGTTCTGCGTTTGACAGTTCGGCTACGTTTGCAACTGATTTCCAAAGAGTAATTCAAGACTGCGCTGCGAGCTTAGAGTTCTTCGATCCTACTCTAGTAACGATCTAACCAAGTACTCAAAATCATATGTCTGGGTTTTTTCTGTAATCCAACTAAACAGATCAAACCCATCAATATGAGCATCGTTCCAATCTTTGTATCCTGAGGGTGGTGGGCAAACCTCAAAGCTTGCCATCCTCAATTCTTTTCTGAGTTGATCGAAACGCTTAATTCCTTTCTCTCCAGCGGCATCATTATCATACCCTAGGATAACTTTCCCACCGAACTCGCAGAGGATTTCGGCTTGTGCGCGAGAGCAAGTGCTTCCGATAGTACAGGTAGCATTCACGCCTTGCCTCTGAAGTGCCACAGCGTCCAGGGGGCCTTCACAGACCACTACATAGTCTTCTGACTCGTTGAAAGGATAAACAACGTCAGAGGAGCGTACAGCGCCTTCAGAGGCAGGGTTGAGATACTTAGGCTCCTCGCCATTCAAAGCTCTGGCTTGGAAGTAATAAACATTATTATCCTTTCGGAACGGGATGATCAACCTACCTGCGAACCTTCCCTCTGTGCAAAGATAGTAAGGCTCTTCTTCTAAATCAACCTCGTTGAAAAGCTTCCTGCCAAAGACAAAAGACCAAGCAGAAGCAACTGCGGGGTTTTCACTGTATGCTGATTCAATACTGACGGGTATCAAAGAAGAAGCGTCAATCTCTGCGCTTTTGCGTTTTACTTCTTTTACAGGCTTGAGAGGCTCAGTTCCTAAAAATCCAAAGTTTTTTATAATAAGATCGGTCTGAGCTTTATGGTAGGTGATATCCTCCGCTTCTGCGTATAGAGATATGAAATTACCCTTTTTGCCTGTTTTGAAGCATTGCCACAGCCCTGTGTCTACATTAACACTCATGTGTCTTTTCCAGTCATCCTTAGTAAATAAGGAGGGCATGATGAATTCTGCCTGACTAGCCGACAGTTTCCCACTATCTCCAAAATTCTCAAGAAGATAGTCTTTAATGTATTGAGGTGACAAAATGTTCATATCTACTATATCAGAGTCGAAGTACCAGACTTTTCGCCAATGTGGCCTGAAATATCGTTATCGGTACGTTGAAAGACTCCCTGAGCCCTCTGAGGCTAACACTGAAGCCCTTCACTTTGGGTCCTATATCCACAAAGTCCTTGAAGATGGGGTAAACGCTACGACAAAGGACGAACTCCTTAAAATTGCCGAAGAGACCAAAGGCACATACAAAATCAGTAAAAAGTACACAGGCAAGGATATTACCTGTGTAGAGAATTTCCTGAAATTTAATGCTAACCTGTCGGAAACCGTCTCGACAGAGCAAGTCTTCGAAGTTCCTATAAAAGACGATATTACGCTAAATGGTATTATTGACCGTGTAGTGAAGGGAACTGACGGTGGGTACCTTGTTATTGATTATAAGACCTCTAAGAGAGAAAAATCAAAAGTAGAGCTTTACCAAGATAGCCAGTTAAAGGGCTATGTTTATGCTATCGCTAAACTATACAATGTTACCTACGATAAGATCGTTGCTGCTCATTACTATCCTTTGACCAATAACCTGGTAACTGTCCAGTACTCGGTTCCTCAGATCAATCAGCATTTACGGAACATTGTAGATCATGTCTGGAAGATCCGTAAAGCTAAGAAGGAAGACCTTAAACCCAGCAGGAATGAGTTCTGTAACTGGTGTGCTTATAAAGGTGCTTGTCCTGAATACTGCACTGTAGAAGAGGTAAACAAGAAGGTAGAAGAGCTTAAGGCTAAGAAGAAGTCTTAAGTTTCCCATAGATGAATGGGTAATAGATATCTATTTCTACTGACTCAAAGAACTGAAGTACTTGCTCTGGTGAGTACTTACATTTCTTAGTTAGATAGTTATAAAGCATTTCTATCTTAATAGGCTTTTGCTTGTTAAGTGAAGCAAGAAGCTTCAGTTGGAAGTGCTTTATAAACTTTTCTGAGTACTTATATCTCCATCTTTCTACAAAAGATGAACTAAGTGTATCGTTTATCAAGTCTAGGAAATCAATAATATCTATATCTGTATTTTCATTGTACATGTTAATGCCTTATCTAAATATATAATATATAAAGGTATGGGATTATTCAGCAGAAAGATTCAAAATTTTTTGGAAGCAGCCTCAAAAGACGAGGATACAGACGTTTCCATAGTCACTAGGTCTATATCAGCAGCCAGACCTGGAGATATTCTATTTTTTCGCTATGAAATGCCAGGGAATAGAGACTTCAGGGTTGTGATGGCTGTAACACCTGTGGTGAAAGATGTTCGCACAGGTAACTTATTATTAACTTGCTTCAAACTCCCAGAGATGGATTTTGACCAAGAAGCTCTAGATAATCTATATAAACAGAGGGCTGATGACTGGAAGAAGAAGAAAATTTCTAATTTGACCAGTTTGTTAGCTCAACCCGCTCATGGATATAGAACCTACATCTTAACTAAAGGACCAGGTAATAATGTTTGGGGAAACATCTACAGAGTGAGGAGAACACCTAGAGAATAATTATGGCAATAGGATTAGCACTAACAGCAGTTGCAAAAGGATTAACTACGTTAAAGGATACTCTTACAGCAGGTATATCCGCAGGTAACAGCGTAGATGAGGCTTTAAGAGCTTTAGGCACATCTTTTGAACAGCAGTCTGTACCTCTAACTGAGTCTATGAAGAGTCTTAATGGCTCACTTGCAGATAGGTTAGTACCTGCTGTTCTTACTATGAATGCGGGTTTGCAGGGCAATAGCCAAGGGATCCGACAACTAATTAATCAGCAAAAGCTGACTGGTACGCAGTATGCAGCAACAGCTAAGTCTTTTGCTCAGTTGGAAGCTCTTGGAGGACTACAGAGGACCTCTACAAACGCTCTAGCCACCAACATGATAGAACTAGGGGGACAGTTCGAAGTTACTACAGATGTCCTTGTGAACGCTGTCAAGGGCTTGAGCGACAACATGATTGATATTGATCTGATGGGTATGCCTGATCACATCGTAGAAGCCATAGTTGCGACTCAAGCTAAGATTGACCCTGCTCTTAGTGGTCAATTCAATAAAGCCATGGATCTCCTCTTTGGCACAAGCATAGATTCTTTCCAAGCTAGGATCACTCTTGGACTAGGTAATTTCCAAACCTTAATGGAAGGTACAGGAACTACAGCAAATGCAATGAATTTTCTTGAAGATTCTCTTAAAATTGCAGGTTCTAGGTTTGAGGGTGTCGCAGGAAGTATTAATGATATAGGTATTGCTACCGCTGAGGGATTGTTCACTCCAGCAGCCAAAGCGTTCGTACCCCTAGCGGCTGCTTTAGAGGAAGGCGGCAGAGTCCAGAATGAATCTATTCAGGATTTTGCTGCTTCGGTTAAAGTAATTATAAAAGATGTGTTTGTTCCTTTACAGATAGTATTCATGGATAAGCTTACTCCTATCATAACTAGATTCGCAGGAGAGTTCAAGAAAATTTCCGATGATGTTGGTCCCAAATTTGCTCACTTCTTAGATCAGGGTATTACCAAACTTATTGAATTTGGAACACTACTTCCTGGTTATGTTGAAGATATAGGAAATGCCACTCACGGTTTCTTCATAGCAATTAAAAATATGGACTGGGCTACCGTGTGGAGTAACACTAAAACAGTTTTTGATTCAGGAGTAGCTACTTTAAATGCTATTTTTGCGGGAATCAAAGAAGACTATCTGTCATTAAAACTTTTTGTTCATGAGATAACCAGTCTTACTGAGGACATACCTTTCACAGAGGCTTTTAATGAAAGGATAGAATTAGAATCAAAGATTGCTTTCGCTTCTCATCGTCGCGTAATAGCGGAAGATATTGCAACGTCTAAAGCTAAAGAGGCAGCTATAGCATTAGAGGGTCTAGGGAAAGCAGGTGAATCATTTGAGTTCGACGCAGCAGCAGGAACTCTTGGAACTTTCTTAAGAACAGGTCTTGATCCTTTTGTTCCTATTTTAACGGGTATCGAGGAGAACACGGCAGCTACAGCATCTAAGTTGCCTGAAAGAGAAGGAGAAACTGGTCCTACTTCCTTAAACTTCTTCCAAAGCACACTCTCACAAGCTGTGGGAAGTTTAGTAGGAATTACTGGAGATGAGAGAGGCTTGAGAGCCCAAGAAATGACAGCAGACTTACTACTTCAATTGGTTGAGAAGGATCCAGGACCAATAGTAGTACCAGGAGCAGGTATGATCACACCAGCATTTGATTAAATGGAGAACATATGGTATTAGGAAAATTATTAGATTATTTTGATCAATTTACAGTAGACAACGCTAACCCTCCTGATCCTAAAGGAGTAACAAATGCTATCGTTGTAGACAGGAACTTGGATCAGAGGTCTTTTTTAGACTTCAAATTCCCAAAGAAAGCAGAAGGAGGTCCTGCATTAAGTGTTAAGCTTCCATTTTTTGAGAATATTCAGATAACTGAAGCTAAAAAGGCTCGTTATCAGACGTACAAGCCGATATCTAGATCGAGCAGCCTATACACTTACCTAGGAGCAGACTCAAGAAAGCTTAACCTAACTTTTTTCTTAACCTACCACAACATTCAAGCCGCTCCAGGAGGAGTTCAGGATTATATTAATGCTCGATCAGGTGATAGTGTAGAAGAAATAAAAAGATTATTTAAAAAGAAATCCGAACAACCTTCTGCGTCACAAACTCAAGCTCTTACTAGCGAATATAGAACTCAGGTGAGAGATTCAGCGCAGCAAGTATTAGGTGAGTGGGGTAATTTTTTAAGTGTCACAGAGGAGCAGTATTTTGCTACGAGATACGGTCTTGAGACTGGAGGAAATATTGAGGATATTGTAGGTCAAGCGAACGTAACACAAACTACCACTGATCAAGTACTAACTTCTAACCAGAATGATGCTATAGCAGTAAAAGCAAATCTCATAGATATGATCGTGTATTGGGTAAACATAATAAGAAGTAGTGTTACTAATAATGCCATAGATCCAACTCTAGGACCTCCTATAGTTCGTGTAAACCATGGTATTCTTTATCAAAACATCCCATGCATATGCACAGGATACGATATCGCCATGGATAACAATGCCTCCATGGATATTGACACGTTATTACCTCATAGGATCAAAGTGACTATGACGCTTGAGGAAATGCGAACTGGTGATTTTGGTCAGTTCCGTGCTGGAGCAGGTGAGGATGAACCTCAAGCCATAAGCAGAGACAACTTAGCTGGTTGGGAATCGGTTATTGTTCACGGGACAATGGACCCAGGAGTAATTTAGTATGGCAACATTAGGAGAAAACAGAGGTCCATATACGTTGGATCACCAAGTCGTAACACATAGAAACTGTAAGGTTACAACTACTTTAAATACTCCAAAGTTTGATAATCTGATTAAGAATATAGATACTGCCTATAATTATGAGGTAGGTTATATTCCAAACGGGTTTGAACACAGACCTGATCTCATAGCTAATATTTTTAACGGAACTCCCGATAAGTTCTGGCTACTCATGTTAATAAACAACAAACCAGATCCTAATGAAAGTTTTAAAACTAACGAGAGACTATTAATTCCTAAAAACTTGTAATGAGCATTCCCACAGCAAATGTATTTATTAGCTTTACCAGAGAAGCGATGACCCAGTTTTTACAGGGTCAGGACATAGCTTCTAGAAAAGTAAATGAGGATACGGGAAATCCTTCGATGACGTTTGCCGAAAGTTTTACACCAGCGATACAGCCTGATGTTTTCAGTTTTTCAAACTCAAATTCAAATGTAGATGCAGGAGGCGCACTTCAAATCTTAGAATTTAATCATGAATTAGGATTTAAAGGCGGCAACTTAATGACGTTAAGTTTTTTAGATCCTCGTAGAGAGTTTGAAGATAGAGTTTTTAAAGGAACTCTTGTCTCTGAATTAGCTGCATATAATATAGATTACAATCCAGACCAGGATTTTCCCGACCCTCATCAACAGCAGAAGATTGTATATATTGAAAAAATTCCACAAGGTATAATGGATGCTATAGGTCCTGAAATAGAAAATATAAAAAAGGAGCGATTAGACTCTGGTAAAAGAATATATGTTACCTACGGAGTTGGTAGCAACCCTGCATCATGGAGTGGGCCTCATAGAATGTATATTATGAATGCCATCATTGACGCTAAAGCTTCTAGAATTATAACTTTAAAACTAGCAGCGACCCCTAAAACAGTTGATGAGCAACATAATTTAACCTCGTTCGGTGAACCAGTCAAGCTACCTTCGCGTGGGAAATTATCTATCACAGGGTTTTCTAAAAGATTTACAAATGTAGCCTCATTCAAGCCACCCCGACAAACCAATACATATATTCAATCAGCCACTGGCTATAAAGACATTAGACCAGGACAGGACTTAACGAATAATCCAGAAGTTGTGTATGGTTTTGATGAGTCTAATGAAAATATTATTGAGTCTATTACAGCCTCGCGGCCTGAAATTATTAAAGAACAAATAAATGCTTTTCTTAAAAAAGTAGATATGCATTCTGTTATTGTAGATTGCATTAAAAACTTTGTTCAAAAAACCACGGGCAACCCAAATGTTATTGCTTTGTTTCCAAACTTAAATTTTATATTAGCTCCTTTAATTTATAGTAAGATGCTAGAGCATAAGTGGGATCAACCCGCTGGAATGTCTCAGTACTCAAAAAAGCTTAATCAGCTTGAAAGAACCATGGCTGTTGTAGATGACGTTCTTACAAGTTTAGGACTTCAGTTACAAAAGTACGCTAGAGAAGTAGAGGAAGCCGTTTCTGCTCCAGGGGGCCTTACCAGATTTACAGCATACGAAAACCCTAACGCCGCCCGAAACTATTTAGATTTCTATGCTACCATTTCTACTTCAGAGTTTGAAGGCAACCAGACGAGTGTGATTGACCCAAAGGTAAAACTATCAAAAGTATTTTATGAAATAAATAAGTATGGAAGGCAGTACTTCTCAACAGATTACAATGTTATATCTGAAAGTGACGATAAAATAATTTCTATGTGGAGAGAGTTAGGAGACGATGAGTTTTCTGTAGGAAGAACTACAAGATCAGGAAATCTTTCTAGGCATGCGTCAAAAAATCCTACATTTGAATCTTTAAGTTGGGACGAAGCGGGAAGTGAGTCAGTAGTTCTAGTTGGAGCAATGCATATGTGTATCGGTTACTTATACGGATCCAAACATATTCTTGATGAAGACGTATTAGAAAGCAAAGAACTGATTCAATCAAATGTTTTAGATGATTTGATACGAGGTTTTGCGAATAACCCACTTCATCCTGGGGATAGCTTATTAGCATCACAGGGTATAAATGAGCAGATAAGAAAAGTAATACTAAAGAAGCACACTGATGCTATCTCCTCAGAGATGTTTGGAGGTTCCCTCATGTCACCAGACTTCTTTGCCTTTAGCGATACTGAAGAAGGCAAGAAAGCGCAAGAATCAATTGAAACACAGGGAGTACCTATTTTTAAGTATAACACCAGTAACCCAAATATTTTAAAAGTAAAAGCAAACTACAACCCTGCATTTTGGGCAGCACTTAATTCTTTAAGTCCATTACAGCACTCAACAACAAAAGCCTCTCTTGGAGTTGTTGGAGGTAGAGCCGCTAGAGATCTTAATAGATTAAGCCCAGGGCAGTTAATCGCTAGAGCAAGAGCTTACTTAAGCACTGAGGGATTAGGTCCTGACAGTCTTCGATCAGCAATAAGTGAAGGTTTAAAGAGTAGTAATTTAAATGAGGGATTAGCTAGTGCGTTTGTTAAAGATGATTTAGTTGCTGATATCCTAAAGATTGCCGAAGCTAATCGAGTGGTGAATGCCAACAATCCGTTAAATATCACGATTAAAGTTGATGACCTGCCTACATCGGAAGATGCATCTGTTGCCTTAGGTTCTTTCATAAATTCAGCGTATAGAATGGTGAATCAGGTAACAATTACCACATTACCATTCACTAGCTTTTCAAACTCATCGTATCTGTTTAAAGAGTGTGTTTTATTGTCGCAGTTCCCTAACATCAGACAGACAGAGGAGCTTCCATACTCAGCATTAGACAGCTTTCTTTCTGGAGTATACCGAATTTCGGGATTTAAGCACACTATCTCAGCAAAAACGGTAGACTCTCAATTTAAATTAGTAAAAAATCTATAATCATGAGCGAACAAGTAACACTATTTTCATTAGCAACAGTCGTAGACACCAGTAAGTTTGGTGATGGAGGAACCTTCTGGGCAAAGGTAGACGCACTAAATGATGGAGCATTCCCTATTCACTATACAAGCCCTTATTCAACTAATACTGAAGGAGGATTTATTTCAATTCCTAGCTATGACGCTAGAATATTGGTCTGCCGACCAGCAGGGGAAACTCGTTTATTCTATATAGGATCTACTTTTTTACCTCCATCAGATGAAGGCGTTGAGGGTGGAGAAAAGATCGACACGGGGCCTGAGGTTGGTATAGAGAAAGCTGATCCAAAACTATACTCCATGAGAAACGAGCCAATGAAGATGTCATTCAAAGGACAGAGAGGGAACGGCTTAGTTATTTCGCAACAGTATGAGGGGCCTACAGGAAAAGCAAATATAAAAACTGAACTTGTCGGACAGTCGGGCAAGAAGGTTACGCTTAATGACAGTCCAGGAGTAGACTCAATCATTTTAAAGAATGAGCATAACGATTATATTCGTCTATCAACTAGCCCAGAAGGAATGGGAACACAGAAGAGAGCCGCTACGGTTGAGACTCACGGATCTCAAAACTACATATGTAAGCAGGGCCAGACCGATTTGACGGTTGTGAATGGCACAGAGTTGAACATAACAAATTACTCTACAGGTAATAACAGAAGTCCTGATGAGCCTTTGAAATATGGAAATATTAACTTAGAAAGTAAGAATCATGACATAAATATAATGTCGAGACGAGATTCTGGTAGAATTTTCATTGAGACCATAGATAATAATGGTGACAATCAAGTAATTGATATTGAAACTAAAGGTGGGGCGAACAGTACAATACGAATAAAATCCACTGGAAAAGTTGAAGTGATCGCAGATGGAGACATAGATGTGGTTGCAGATGGAGTTATAAATTTGAAATCAGAATCAGATATAAATATAGACGCAGGGGGTAATTTAAACCTAAAAGCAGGAGGTATTATCGCAGCAGACGGCCTTATGACACACCTCCAGTCTGGGCTGGCGCAAGCTTCTACAGCCAATGTGACAGCTAATTATACAGGAATCTATGAAGCAGAAGGAGTATACCCCTAATGGCATCTTTTGACGCAGAAACATTTTTTAAGGTAACAGGAGAAACAGGTACGGGGTTTTTTGATGCTGTAGGGATGGCTTATGGCCTTCCTAGCTGCATGTTAAATATCTTTGATGATTTAAATGTTGCGGCTCTCTTGCCTACAAACGTCCTCATTAATATGGATGCTGTCATGCAGGATGCCAAAGACAAGGCTAATGATTCTACACAGTGGTTATTCAAATGGGTAATGTTAAACACAGGCATTATGGAATGGGATAGCGAAACTGGTCGATTTAGATTCGCCTCAGATTTTAGCTGGTTTGGTCTAGAGAATGACGAGAGCCAGTTTGGCAACGATTTAGGTGGAGTTCTTGCAGCTTTTCAATGGGCTGCTTCATTTGGAGGACAACTATACGCTAATTATCAAGGAATTGCAAATCAAGTAGGTGCCATTACTGATTGTATTGATAAGTTTAAGACTACTCAGGACTTCCAATCAGGAAATGCAGCAAATCAGAGGGCTGCGTTATCTGATGAGCAAATTGAAGCTTTCTTAGATGGTAAGTATAGCTCGATGGCTGCAAAAGTAGCTTCAACCAAGGATTTTATTGAAAGAGTAGACGCCGCGCAAGCTGCCGTAGAAGGGATATTAGCACAGAGAGCGGTAAACCCTGGACTTGAACCTAAATTCCTAAACACTAGAGAACTTGATAGGTTCCTTTCTGATACCTCATACGAAAGATACGATTCTATCGACCCAGGGCTAGAGCTTGAACAATCAGATGAGGTTTTCAGACTTGTATATGGACCTCCTCGTACAAACCAAGGACATTATCTACTAAGTAAGGATGGTTTGTACTATGATTCTCAAACAGGAGGGTTAGATCCCGTTTACTTGGCAATTTCCGCTACGGTAGAGGCTGGAGATTTGTGGAAGTATAATTACGATCCAAACATTGGTGGAAAAGGAACTGAAATTTCCTTAGAGTCACTGAATGAGTATACTGACAGCCTCTTTGATCCCGCTTTAATTGATGATAGCAAGGTAATGCAGGATAATTATAACGCCGATCACTTCCTACAGACGTTAATTCAGCAGAAAAATAAACATGTTTATGATTTATCCTCAATACTAACAGAGTATATTGCTGATTACACAGAAGACTCGTCAATAGTTAGTAATCAAAGGAGCTTGATTGTCTCTGAGATTGCATCACACAACAATAAGATTAACAGACGTAAGAAGCAGATTGAAGTTGCTATTAAAGCTCCCTCTGTTTTTGGAGGAAGAAGACAGGGGAGACCTTTATTCACCTCAGGCCAAGTCCCAATTAATGATTTTTCTTATCTAGAGCAGTATAATCTTGTTGTTGATTTAGAAAAACAAAGAAAGCTAATATTTAAAGAAGGGGAAGTGAATGGGGTTGTTCTTCCTTTACGAGCTTCCTTTGTAGTTGCACCTCCAAAACCTCCTTCTCTTTCCGCAAAACACTTAAACGTGCCTGAGGTAGGAAAAGGGAGTATTATATACACTCCGTCTGGTCAAGGTTCAGGAACTATGTTATCCTTAGTTGATCTAATTGAATCAGATGGGTTGTTTGCAATTTACAATTTCCTGAACTCAGACGTATTGACCCCATCATCTACAGACTTTCAGGTAACTAACTGCGCCACTACGGATGTTTATAATAACGCTAAGTTGGTGGCTGCTAACAATAGAAACGTGTTCTTCTCTGGTTTATCCATTCCGTACCTAGAGGGCATAGTTAAAAATAAGAATAGCGATCCAGCCGCCGCTTCTGGCTTAGGATCTTTTGTTAGATTACCAAACAACCCTGAGTTTAGAGATCTTACTTACAATAGGAATGGCTTCACTGTAGAATTTTGGACACACATTCCCAATATACTGGATGAAAAATTAGGCTGGTTAGAGCAGGGGCTTCATGGTGGAGCAACTACAGGCGTTCCATCACCATCATCGCTTACCAAAGTTGTATTAGCTTGCGAGAATGTCGGAGTTAAACCTGGAGCCAGCGCGATAGATACCGTAGGTAATTTACGAACCCAAGATAATGTTAAATTAGATAACGGAGATCAGTTCGTCAAGGGAATGCTTGTGGGGTTCACAAGAGATCGAAGAATAAACAAGCCTGATATTGGAGCGACTAATTTAATAAACCAAAACTTGCCTACTTCCTCTTTAAGTTTCTTTGTTGCGCCTACTCAATCCTTGGGAGCCTCTTCCTTATCATTTATTAATAAAGATAAATGCCAAAATGACGAGAAGTTTTATGGAATGAGAGTGGATGCCTCTGCGGTAGTAAATGATAAAAAGTTTGGAGACGTATCATCTTCATTCATTCTTGTTGATTTGGTTGTTGATCCTCCTTTAAATGAGGTTCGTATGTACTCTGATGGGGTCTTAATGGCTACCTCTTCCCTCCCTGAAGTGTTTGGTGGAGAACCTAACTACCCTGCAAACCTTCCAGGTTTTTATAAGAGAAATAGTTTCGAGTATTCCTCTACAACAGTGGATGCTCCTACCACACTACATGACGGTCCTAGACTAAACCCCTTCTACACTCCTTGGATTGTTGGAGGAGGATACACAGACGGTATGTATGAGCATGGAAACTTCATGGGTGGAGATTATGGAGGAAGAACAAGCGGTCTTCGTGGGTTCTTAGGTAGTTTAAAATTCTATTCGAAAGCACTAAATAGTTCAGAGGTAACAAAAAACTATGAAGCACAGCAAGGTTACTTCAAAAATATTAAAGTATAATGGGAAACAATAGCACAACATCATATTACGGAGCCGATTACACTCCTACGACAAAAGACTTTATCTCTGATAAACGACAAGGAGGGTTAGGTCTAGCTTTTCCTCTTGGAATTCGTAGAAATACAGGCGGGTTCTTTTCCAACTCAACAGGAATAAGTAAAATACGCATGGCTCTCCATCAGATCCTACTGACAGAACGCGGGGAGAGGGTGATGTTGCCTAAGTTTGGATGCAACCTAAAAAAATTCCTTTTCCAGCCCTTGGATCAGCGCACTTTCACCGCTATAAAAGAGGAAATATTACACTCGTGCCATAACTATTTAGATGGGGCTACAGTTAGGAAGATTTCTATATTGTCAGGAGGCGATGTAGGAGGTGTAGGCACTTCAGAGTTGCGTATTATTCTTTTGTTGCAGATGAATGATGAACAGCAGACAGTTTTTACTGAGGAGATAACAATACAATGAGTTTTTCAGGCACAGTTGCTTCAGACTATATGAAGTTGGCGAAGATTCCAACATGGAAAAAGCCTCAATATATAGATTTTGCGGCTAGTGATTTTTTAACACTAAGAGATTCCTTAATTAAATACGTTAAGGCAGTCTATCCTTTAGATTACGACTACTTTGCAGAGTCAGACTTAGGTATGATGCTACTAGAGACTGTAGCATATATGGGTTCCGTAATGTCTATGAAGGCAGACATGCTTGCTAACGAAAACTTCTTTGCAACTGCAAGACAAAAGAAGAGTGTTAAAAAATTACTTGAGCTAATTGGAGTTAGAATGAGAGGTCCTTTGTCAGCAGCAGCAGACGCTAGGGCGACCTTCGATAGAAGCCCTGCTGGTACAGTGCCTTCTTTCGTTCTGACACCCTCTCAAAGAATTGTAACAGTTAACTCGCCTCTTGATGGCGCGGCAGTCACCTACACGCTTTACAAAACTGTTAATGGTTATTTAGATGATGCAAACGCCACAGGAGACTTAACTTTATATTGGAATGAATCAGATAATCCTGGAGCAGGAACAAACCCCAGCAGCGTATACTCAAATCTAGTTCTTCAAGAGGGAGCTTTTGTTACCGACTCTGGGGAGTTTGCTGCAACGGAAGGTATTAAAACGATCCCCCTAACTCAGTCACCTGTCGTAGAGGGTAGCGTTAGTGTTTTTGTTACTGACACCCAATCAGCAGCTTCAGGAGCTTACTCTGAAGTAGATAATGTTTACTTTGCTTCAGGTACCTCGGATAAGATATTTGAGATACTGTATGACGATAACTTTGCTGCTACTGTAGTTTTCGGAGACGGGACCGTAGGAGTGTCCCCTAACGATTCTTCGAATTATCTTGTCACCTATCGAGTAGGTGGTGGAGCTAGAGGAAACCTTCTTCCTGAATCCATAAGCCTTACAGTAGACGGTACAACGAATGGTGCAAATACCACTGCTCAAGTTCTTAATACTTCCATAGCCGCAGGGGGCGCAAATGCTGAGTCTATTGAACATGCTAAGAAGTATGCCCCTTTAACCTTTGCTAGGCAAGATAGGATTGTAACCTTGGAGGATTATACTGTTTTCGCTAACACTTATATTAGCAAGATTGGAACTGTTGGGAAAGCTAATGCTGTAACAAGAAAAGCCTTTTCCTCTGCCAATGTTATAGATATTTACATTTTAGAGAAAGCATCTGACCTTCAACTACAGAAAGCAACCCCAGCGTTTAAACGAAATCTATTAACAGATATTAATAAGAAAAAAATGGCAACAGATGAGGTTGTGATTGTAGACGGTTTAATTAGAACATTGGATCTTGTGGTTACTGTAAGTGTTGATAAAGAAGAAAAACAAAATCAAAGTATAATTATCTCAGAACTCAGGAATAAAGTTTTAAATTATATGAATTCTGATAATAGAGATTTTGGGCAAGCACTTGTATTAAGTGATCTTAACAGAACTATTTTTGAGGTAGATGTTGTCAGGATGTCCTCAATTGATAACTTGACGAATAATATACAAGTTGATTTTAATGAGATTATTCAGCTAAACAACTTAACTATAAATTTTGAGTACTTAGACTGATGGCTGATTCGTTTAACCCCAAAAAAAGAGTTTACGGAAAGAGAAATTTCGTTGATCTCTTAGATAACATCACTCCTAAAGTATATCAGAATGAAGATATCTCTTTGAGCGGCCAGGGGTTAGGTAATACGTCTAACATTATTAATTCTAATCTTTTCCTAGCAGACTCAATCGCTACCGTATTACCTATCTCGGCAGTCCCATACTCAGAAACCTCAAGCATGGGGAACATCTCAGGCATCGCTCCGTTTTTTGTTAAACAGAATAACCTGACAAACATTACTCCCTATACTTTTGAAACCAAAATTCTTAACCCGCTAGGAAAAAGTCTAACGGATTTCTCAACCAGCGCATCTTTCAATACTTATCTATCAGGAACTCTTCTTCCAAGTATTCAGAACGATCCTAGTAGTTTGCGAGATAATATATCAACTATCTCCGCTCTCAACTCTAGTCTAGAACCTAGTTCTATTCATAACTATTTGACAGACGCACTAGGCTGGTTCTACTTTCTTAACACTTCAGCAGGAGCCGATCTTAACAGAGACTGGGATCCATCTTCGTTCGTCTTGTCAGCATACAATGGATTGTACCTAGGTAAGGACTTAACTACTGTTGATGGAGTAAAGGGTTTAACGAATTTAGTCTTTAGAAATTATGATTTAAGTTCTTCTTTTTCTGCATTTATACCTACTGATTACTTATCTGGAACCGCAACTTACACTAGCGGTCTTCAAAACTTAGAAAAGCTAGAGACTATGTTAGAGGTTATCTATTCACCTCTTTACATAGATAATCAAGATTTTACTGTAAAAGATGCTCTGGATAATTTTATCTCTGCTGGAACAAAGTTAAACACTAAGGCTTCGTTAGGGCCACAAAGAAAGTTCTTTGAGGCTATTGGTTTTGGTATGGCTGACGTAATGGATCAAGTCGATGAGCTTGATCTTATTTACGACATTGAAAATGTTCCTGATGAATACTTACAGTATGTGGCTCAGTTAGTTGGCTGGAAGCTTTTCGGAAACTCAACCGACAAATGGAGACACCAGCTACGCAATGCTGTAGAAGTATACAAGCGAAAGGGAACACTAGACAGTATTCAGTATGTAATGAATTCGCTAATTTCGAATTCAGTTATGGATGTATCTGGCAATGTACAGGAGCTATGGGAGTCCTACCTTCCTTTCTTGTGCTGGTTTGCGTTGGCTACTGAATCCTCACACTTCGCTAAGTTTTCTGATTGGACACTAGAGAAATCGAACCGTTCAGGGGTTTATGCTTATAACCCTACGAGCCTAACTGAGAATATTAAGTTAGCTGTAGACTCTATATTACTAGACCTTTATAAAGCTTACCCAGACAACTTCATATTCTTTGGAGACAAGTTTCCTGTATACAAATTTGTAGAAGTTAATAGCGACGGTACTCCTGGTGATTTATATACTTTAATTTATGAGCCTGAAGCTAAACCTTATCATTTCCACTCTAGGGCTGATCGCAATTATAGAGCACTAAGACAAGAAGCAAAAGAGAATGGTGAGTTAAAGAAGTGGCAAGGCTCTATCTCCTATGGACCTTTTGGTTTAGGAGTATATATGGCTGGAGAAGGCCATCCTCAAGGAGAGCGGCCACTCTACTTATCTGCAACAGGAGATCCTTACTTCGTTTACTCATTTAGAGATAGAGAAAACTATCCTATTCCACCCTTTGAAGAAATTAAATATTATAAAGACAGTAGTATAACTGAAAATATGCTGTCGTACTTAAAGGATCGCTTAGAGTGCTTCGGCGTAAAACCCTCTTTTGCGGACAGTCTTCATGATTATGTCTTAAGCAGTGTCGTTACAGCAGAATCAAATCTTGGCAATTTAAATGAGTGGTTGTTCTTTGATCTATCCTCTCAGAATCCTCCTAACTATAACTCTATTCTGCGAGACATAAATAAATATCCTTATGATGTTTTAGGTTTGTGGAATGGTAAATCCTCTCATTTGTTTGTTGATTATGAGAGTGATGATTTTGATTTTGCTAAAACTACATTAGAAGGAGACTCTAAGACCTCCTTTTTTGAAGCATCTAGAGTTATAAAAAAGTTTGTACCTGCTCACGCAATTCCTCGCATTAATCTTAACGCTTCTGCTTCAGAAGAGTACTCCGTGTCTTCTACAGACTGGGACTACGCTGGACTAGACCACACTGATGCTGGATCAAGCGGAAATCCATCAGGCGTAATGCAGGGGTTTGAAGCAAGCGGGGTTCTAATGACAGGTCCTCCAGGATCTCATCACGGAAGGGACGCCTTTAATACCTTTAAAAGAGATAACGTAGATACATTCGATGATAGATTAATATCCTCTTCAGTCGTAACTACTGCTGCCCCTAGAAGATCTTTAAGAAGAAGAAATTTCCGATTCACATTACCTGAAGAAGGTTATTATGATCGGGGAGGTTTTAATGCTCCTACTAACTGGGATGCCTCTACGATGGAGTTTGGTGGCTATGACAGCATAGCAGGTTCTGGGCTTGGAGAATTAACCTTAGGTTACCTCTACTCCGCTAACGCCTTCTACCCCGTTCAGGACGCTGCGAGTTTATCAGGTGTTTGGGATCAATGTGAAGATTTGGACTCACCACGGAGCTTCTCAGGGGCTGCTACGAGCAGGACATACCCCTACCGTGGATTAAGCTCCTCTCCTCTTGTAGGAGTGGGCGAAGAGCGATGGAATAATATAGGAAACTATAGATGGATGTCTGGTTGGGGTAGTACTAATACTAATGGTAGGGTTAATTTAGCAGGAACATCTACAACCACCATAAAAATAGGAGTTAAAGATCAAGACGGTATTCATCACGGAGCATCTGCGGTCAACTTACCTGGGTTATCCGTAGGCAACCTTGTGGTGGGTGATAAGATTGCCGCAGTAGCTACAGCAGGAGGCGATGAGTCTGAGAGGCTTGTATATAGAGTGACAGATGCCCCAGAATTAAAAAAGACTACTAACGCGACAGCAGCTAATGCTTGGTATTATGAGGTTGACGTAGTTTATGTTTATGGAGATGGTGCTACCTTAGGTGCTGCTGCCACAGACTATTTCCAAATATATACTGTAACCACAGTGGGAGGCCAAGCTCACCACCAAGATAGGGGTCAGCTACCTGCTATATATGCCGCCATGCACAGTGTAAATGAGAAACTTGCATTAGCTACGGCTAGAGAACTAATAGCTAGTGACCCTTCTGCTTACTCCGCTAGTTCTGATTGGTGGAATGCTGAACAATCCATAGCTAACTCTGCCATAGCTAGTGGATATACAGGAGACACTTTTGCAACCTACAGAGACTTTAAGTTTGGAAGAGGACTACACAAAACCTTTAAAGATTATTGCACTTTCTACGAAAGACATCCCATAGGCGCAAATTCTTTAGAGGAGACAGGCCCAAACATCTTTGCTCAAGTTTTTGGCAGGGCTCTGTATAATTCAAACTTTAAGATTGCAGGAAGATTTGCCAACACCACAAGCCATAATGGGTTACTAGGAAACTTTATTGCATCAAGCACAGAAAACTCCATTGCTATTGCGGGGGGACCCTCAGGTGTTTTCTCGGTTTCAGCGGTGTACGCATCTACGGTTGCTAATGGTTATGCATCAGGAACCTATATTGCTAGTGCGGTGAATGATATGGTGCTTCCTCTCTCTGGGGAGTTTACTCCAGGCAAGAGTCTAAACGCTGAGTTTAGAAATGCTGAAATATTAAGTGGTGTGGAGTTTGTGCAAACCTCAGGTGCTCCTTCATCAAATGAGTTTAGAATATTTAAATTAAATGAAGCTTTTGCAGAAGCTGGACAAGAGAATTTCTTAATTAATAACACTGTAATCAAACAAAAATCCCGAAGCGGCCTTCCCAGGATGAGATTTGATTTGTCATCTTATGGCCCTAGAGCTAATCATCTTGTTCCAGAGCATGTATTCTCTTTAGACATTAGTGCTTTGGTTGCAGAAGAAAACACTAATAATCTAGGAGGAGAGAGTATGGGTGTATGGATTCATACTAACCCAACAGAAGGATATATGTGGAGCTTCGTTCCTAACTACTCTCCATTAGTTTCAGAAGGGAATAGGTTAGCGGATGGTCGCTGGGTGTGGCATAAGGAGGGCGAGTTGAGCATCTCTAAGGTTAAAAATGAACTGGCCTTTATTCACACCTTCCCCAACTACACTAGAGATCAGAGGTTCGGAGAAAATAAAGCTTGCTTAGGCAATATTGATGCATACGGTTCCCTTAGAATTAATAATACTTCTTTAAAAGATATACAGTCTGAAGAATTTACTAATCTTAATATTAAATTTGACACTAGAAATAGATCTATCTATAATAACATGGAGTACTTACAAGTAATACCTGTCCCTGAGCAGGTTTACAAAGCAGATGATGGGGTTCATACGGATGAAACAAACTACTATGTAGAGGTTTTCCTTCTCCCAACCGCTGATGAGAGTAAGTATCTTTTGGTTGACGATATTAAACTACAAGATGTAACTCAAAGAGAGAATGCAGCGATTGGAACTAATACGGGAGTAAGAACTTTAGGAACTCCATTTAGACCTTTCGTTAAAGAAGATAAGATTGAACTGGATAAACAAGAATTGCAAGGAGTATTAAAATTCTTTACAGGCTTAATGGGCTCTGGTGTGGGAACATACCAGACTGTCCTTGCGTCGAGAGATAAGGAGGCGACTTTCAAAGTTATGGGTCGTGAAGGAGGAAGTAGATTAAACTATCGTTTACATCCCTCTTGGAACCCATTGTTTGCTTACCAGGCCGCAATAGCTGGTTCTACTCCATTAAGTAACCAGGCTAAAGATTTAGAGGTGGTAAATTAGATGAGAGGTGAAGTAGAGATCTATGAAGGCGACGAGTTAATTCATAAAGAAAGTAACTTAATAATGGATGGAGCCAGCCAGTTAATGGCTGACATTATGACAATCTCTCCTTCCGTTTCAGCTTTAGGAGAAGACACTACTTTGGCAACCAAAGCCATCTTAGATGCTTCAAACTACCGCATTGCTGCTATTTCGTTTGGGACAGCAGAACAATCCTATCAACAGAATGCACATGAGTACACGGAAGATAAGGCTGCCCTTTTATCAGGAACATCAGGAGCAAAGTTTAGAGGAGCATCAGCGGTTTGCGCTTTTATGAGGCACGGTGGAGACGGTATTAAGCAAAGCGGTGCGGCACTTAATTATGCGATGGTGAGTTCTTACGATCCAGTGCCAGCACTTACCTCTCCTCCCAATCCTGCAATGAGTTCCCTAGAGATGGGAAGTGATGTTTCTGCTGTGTTAAGCACTTATATTTTGAGTTCTTATGTTGCAGGAAACGGCCAGAACTTAAATCTTGTTCCTCGTGAGTACCATTATAATCATTTTAATAATACTGATCTAGCATCTTATTCGTCTGTAGCTGCATCTTTTCTAGGGTGCTGGCCTGAAGGCAGCGGTGCAGGTGGAACACAGTTTTCTGGATTCTCTGGGAGCAATTACCTGCCTGGAGATGTCGCGTATTCTGGAGTGTACAAAGGAATATTTAATGAAGCAGAATCCATGGACACTTCAGGTTTTGTAAATATGGTAATGTCTAGTGTTCCTCATGGCGGGAATGCTGCCGCACAAGGCTACGAACTAAGTAGCTCATACAGTGGATTAACTGTATCTGCTAGTTTAGACAATAGAAACTCAGGCGAAAGCTGGTCGAGCACTGGGGAAATTGTGTATGAGGTAATGATTGGCTCTGGAGATGTAGGTCTCTCTAATTTCTATGGAGGTATATATAACATGGGTCTCTGGACTATTGACATGAAAAAAACTCTTCAAGAAGGAAATACTCCTCCTTATTTGTTTGATCCCCTAAATAATCCTAGGAAGTATAGACTGTTTTCAACAAAATCATTAACTGAGAATCTAGGCTATGCTAGAACTGTAGAGAGTGCTTCAGCAAAGACCTATGCGGGAGTAGCGCACTATAGAGATTTAAAACTAAAATGGAAATTATATTTTAAATGAAAACTTTTACTGAAGAGCTAGGAATTAATGGACACTTAACTATCGTTAAACAATATACTGACGGTAAAGAAGAGGTCGTATTTGACGATCACAATGTTATTGTGTCAGGTATGGGTACAGGATTAGCAGCCTTATTCACAGGTTCTGGGTCAAATAATATCCTGGATTATCAAATTGATAGATTCCAGTTAGGAACTTCGGGCCGCGCCACAGGGGTCCCTACAGACATTTTAGAGGTGAGCAGTACTTATCAACTCTCAGGAGAGTTGACATACGCTCAGTACGGAGGAGGCAGCAACCTGTTTATTGAAGAAGCTAACTTAGTGCGCCCTACAGGGTCGTGGGGATCTAATAATGCTTTCGCTTTGATACCAGCAGGAAAAATTACTAGGATTAATGACACTTCGGTTAGATACACTCTAGTCGTAGATGAGGAGGCTGCGAATGGACTCGTTGATTCAGCAGGAGAGACAGCATCCCTATCAGAAGTTGGATTGTTTTTGAGAGACCCTCTAGGCACTATAGATCCTCATAGTTCTATGCTTGCGGCGTATAGAACATTTACAGCAATAGAAAAAACTAGTGATTTTAGTTTAATATTTAGATGGACAATTAATTTCTGATATGGTATTTATTCGAGGCGACATTTATACAGCAAGTGGGAGCACTCCCCTATTTAATTCTTGGACTCCTTATGTGTCTAAGTTTGATACCAGCACGTTCTACAACTGGGAAGAAGATAATGTTCCCCTGTATGATTTAGAAGAAAGAACATACGAACTGTGGGAACAGCAAGGCTTCCCTACGTCTTCAGTCCCAGGGTTCGCACTTTCGGTTTCTGCCGACGCGCCTACTGCCGATCTACAGGCAAACTCTAGAATCTTCACTTCTGTGAGTTCTTGTATTGCATCTCTACCAAAAGTTATTAGGTTCCCAGTATTCATTGAGGTTGCTAACTTTGGAGATTTAGGTACGTTAGAATTACATGATTTTAGGATAGAGGAAGAAGGTTCTATTGAGATTATAAATAGAAACTATGTAAAAAGCTATACAACTTCATCAACCATTAAAGGTAGAGAGGCTGCTCTAGGAAATCAATATGTAGATTACTACGACTCAGGTGATGTAAGTGGAACTATTTTCTCAGGCACAAACCAAGACTGCTCTATTTCAGCCATAAGCACAAGCAGCACTGTTAATGGAGGGGGGACCAAACCTGAGTTAGCAAGACTAAGCGCAGTAAATAGTGTGCTGTACCCTCAGTTTAATGAAAGAATTGGTTGTTTGAATGTAGGAATTAAGAATCCTTCAGCTACGTTCCTCCCAGGAACTCCGTACAGGTTTGGAATAGAAACCTATGAAAAAGCAGGAACAGATAACCAGCTTCCCATTACTGACGTTAGTGCAGTTGATCAGTACACAGGCTCACGTTTACTTAGAGACTCTCTCACTGTTGATAAGAAAGTAGGAGGAGGTATTTATGGAAATTCTTTAGCGCATTTAAGTGTTAGGAATTGTGTTGGACCCATCTATATTAGGAATTTCTTTGTTGATGGAGAAGCGGCTGTCGGAGGAGGCGGTCGCCAAAATGGCGTCCAAGTTCACAACTCTAATGTGGTTTTAGAGAATTGTGCTGCCGTTAGATGCAATAACGCAGGGTTCTATTTCGATAACTCAGAGGTTACTTTATCTAGATCAGCCTTTGCGTATAGAAATTACAGCAGAGATACAGCGACAACTAGAGTCCCAGATAAAGGCACTGGTATTTTAGCTTTTAATAGCCACATTACCTTAAGTGCTGTAGTGTCAGGAACTTATAGCACTGATACAGAGAAGAGACCTCCTTACGCTTGGAATCCAGGCTTAGACTTACCTGCCTCTGGCTATGATACCATATTCTCGATGTCTAGAAACACTGTGGGCTTGGAGTTAAATAATAGTACTTTTGATGGAGGGCTTCCACGAGAATCCGTCGAGCTTCCAGCCACAGGAGGGTTCATAAATCTAGAGATGAATACTAAGAAGGGCTTACATGCATCTAATTCTAAGTTGTATCTACGAGGTCTTCTAGATATTTATGGAAATAAGAAAGGCTCAGAGCTTGTTAATAGTAATATGCGCGTAGAACAGTTATGCGTTGAGGATCATACTGACGAAGGAATTCTAGCAAAGAATACAGATATTGAATACGACACCTTTACAATAGATGGAGACCCAGCCTCACCAGGTGTAACAACTGGACAAGCCGTTAGAAAGCAGTACGACTTCAGAGCAAACGCACAGCACATTGTTTTAAGAAATCAATCTAGCTTTAATCTTAAGAGAAAAAATCACATACCACAGTACTATGGACACATGATCTTTAGTGGTGCTCACGGAGTAGTGAATAATGCGGATAGCATAGGGTTTGGAGTTCTTCCCGCTATTGCAGTAGAGAATAATTCATACGCTAACTTCGTCCACTCTACAATGCAAAGAGATGCGGCACATGTTAGCCAGAAGACTGTCTCCCCTGGAATGCTTGTTGCTGCTAAAGATTCCTCAGAAGCAGAGTTCTTTGGAACGCAAACGGGAGCCACTCTTTTACTAGGACCTAATGCTTACACTAAGCAACAATTCGTAGCAGGTATTGCAGGACAACGGCAATCTAAGTTAGGCTTACATGGACCCACATGCATAGCTCAGTTTGGAATTGACGCTCTTGTAGAAGACAACTCTACATTAAATATCGGTCCTCCTAGGGTAAGAGATTCTTTCGCTGTAGACGGAAGTGGGTTTGATCTTAGCTCTGGAGGAAACCATACCTCTGTAGAGCTTCATTCCACTAGGGCATGTTTAGTTGCCAACAATAATTCAGAAATTAATATGAATGATTGTGGAGACTATCACAACTTCTGGGGTGAGTTCGATCAAGGCAGGACAATGCTTGCATTGACGCAGGACTATAAAACTAATGATAATCTTAACTTAAGTGGTTTAATTAAAAATGGATCAATCCAGTTCTACCCCAACCCACAGATTGCAGCAGGAGTAGCCGCAGCATACCTAGATGATTTAGGAAATGCAGCAGGGCTCAACTTCACCTTCAGTCCCTTCCCTACATTTACTGCTAAAACTCGTAACAACCAATATCTTATTACTACTGATTTCTTAAACTCAGCTAAGATGACAACACAGACCTTAGAAAATGTAACCCTTGGAGGAGTTTGCCTTAGAGCAGTAAACGGAAGCAAGGTAAATGTAACTAATGTTCATTTCCCTGTGGGAACTGCTAACAGTCCAATGGATGGAGTAGTGTACAACGCAAGTGGAAGTGTTTGTGATCGTCTTATGATTTGGAACATGGCTGATAACTCTGAATTAAAGAGTGCGTTTACGTCTGTAAGTGGGTGTTACCCTTCAGATGTTGGGTATCATGGTCCAAGTGCTATATGGACTTCGGCTTTAGAAGCTGGCAATACGGCTGCAACAGCAGTTCATATTCCAGCCTCGGGGGCTCCTTCAGGAACTCCTGACACGGGCATCCTAAGCGTGTTAGATACTTTCGGTAACGGTTCTGTCTCGGGTTTATGGCAAGTCCCAAGCGGTGTCGGACTTAATGACCCTTTCGGAAGATTTTATCCTGTCAGCGGTATAGTAAATGAAGATACCGCAAAGAGGCTTCATGGGGCAGGGCTTGCTGTTTCGGGTGCCTATACTCGCAATCCTCAAACAATATATGGGTCTACAGGAGGCAGTTATAACAATCAAGGTCTATTCAGAATCTACTTCTCACCTAACTCTTGCACTAAATTCCTAGCTCACGATGCTACTTGGGGCTTCGCAAAAGGTGCGTTCCCCCATAACGGACAACCCGTTCATTGGGAGACGGGTGCAGCATATCAAGTATATTCTCAAGGGTATAATATGTCAGCCAATGTCTCAGCGGTTGTCCCTGTCGGTGATAACTCTTTAAGTTCGCTATACCCAAATCTTTTAAAGATAAGTGATAAAAATACAGGGGATCCATACGTTCCTGCTGCAATAGCTATGTCTGGTTTTTATTACTGCAAAGAGTTCCTAGACGATAACCCTACTCAATGCTTCTTAGATGAGTCTGGAGGTAACACCTTTGCCAACTCCAAAAACGCAGCGTTTGGAGGGTCTGGGCGACCTAAGCGAGCGACGATTTATCGTTCGGCAGACCAAACCACTACAGGCGCAGAAGCGTATGATGGTTCTGCGATTAAAGGATTTAGGTCCTCTAACATCTTTGACCTCAAGAGGTATAACTAATGGCACAATTTAGATACAATGAAAGCTCCTTTAGGTTTACTGAACCTGTAAGATTATTTAAACAAAATGATCCCTACTACTTTGAAGTAGATAACATTCCAATTAAGCAGTTACAAGAAAACTGTTTATGGTTAAGAGATCAACTTCAACAGTCTATTACAGAAAACTCAGTGCAGGACATTAAGAGGCAGGACATTGCGGAGTTGAAGCCTTTCTCTACAGGAGGGGATCGACTAGTTAGAGTTAACCCTGGAAGGTTCACAGCCAGGGTAAATGATGCTACAACAAAACAGCCTTTACAATACCTCACTGAGGTTATGGGTACCGCACTTGGTGACGTTGACGCTTGGACTGCTGTAACAAACAACGCTGGAAGCACTAATAGTAGTTTACTAGTTACAGCGTTAGATAGATTTAAGTCTTCGTTATCAGCAGATGCACTAGCTATGAACGGTTTATCTGAAAGAGCGTTTACTTGGTCTGTACGAGAAACCTCTTACGCAGGAGATGCAGGAGGCTTAACAACAGACCCATTAAGTTATGCAGGAGGTACAGGCCCAGGAGGATACGGTCCTTTCGTCATCAGTCAAGCCTTACTTTGGGCAAAGAGTTTTAACAGCACCTTAGACTCATATCTCTTGCCTAGTTACTCTACCACTAATGCTATCGTAGGGTTTGGAAAACTTCCATTAGCTGAGACCCACTTTGTTAAAAAGTGGAGAGGCGTGAGTAGGTTAGCAGTAGTAGATGTTCCTAATGAGTTATCGGTAGAGATTCCAGCATTCAGTGATGACGATTTTTATTATGTAAACGAGAACGGAGAAAGAATCAATATAACAGGTGTTGAAAGTAGGGTTGATTTAGTATTCATGTATACTAAGCCTGTTGATGCTCGTTCTTCTAAAGTAATTAGGAATGGAGTTGTCTCTGACATAACAACCCCAGTGCTAGGGGTGGTTCGAGGCGCAGGTATTGGTGCTAATTTCCAAGGCATGACAGACATTGATAGCTCATATAGGCCTGAACCAGCACTAGATGAGTATGGCAACCCCATGATTCTGGCTCACGCTGCGGACCAAAACTCTGCAAACTTAGGGTTTCTAGCGACTTCAGGGAATGGGCTTACACAAGATGTTCGAGGATCATTCCCATCCCCAGACGATCTTTTAAACTTAGCCCCACTAATTGCAGAGGGTTTAGAGACTAACGCTGTAGAGCTAGTAGGTCAATCAATTCTTCCCCTCGCGTATGTCTTTGTACAAAGAGCAGGAGGAACAGATACTGAAGGTGCTCAAGTAATTGAAAACTCTGATGTAGTAGATATCCGACCCTTCTTTAGAACAGCAGAACTAGCTTACAATGAGAGAGCAGGTATTGCAGCAGCTATGCCACAATTATCCTTAGCTAATCCAGCGGTAGGAAAAGCACAACTTGACACAGAGTTACGAAAAGTAGTTAATCACTTTAACGGCGCTCTTGCTGCTGAGACTAACGATACTGATAATGTAAGCGTTGTGGCTGCTGGCTATGTCTTTGGAGGGTGGAACTTTGGGCCAGAGGGTGCTTTATACGATTTCTACCAGTCTCAGTTTGCTGGGGATACAGTTACGACAAACGATAGCTTACAGTATATTCGACAATATATCATTGGTAAGTATGGGGTAGGAAGTAATGGTGCTCAAATCGCCATACCTTCATACCCTGATTGGGATATGTCTCAATGGTGTCAACTCCAGGACATCAGTGATAAAGGGCTATTCCCTAATGATTACATTAACACATTCCTAGGTGTTACAGAGGATGGCGGTGTTACTGATGCTGCAATTGTTGCAGGAAGTAATAAGCAAATTACTAACGCAGACGGCACAGGACCAGACGGAGCAGCAGCACCATCAAGGTTAGCAGGGTTTACAAACACCGAAACAGGAGACGCTTATAGTAAAGTGAACTTCCATTACATCTCTAAGAGAATTAAGTTTAATAGAGATGCTTGTCCTTGGTTAGCAGACTACATGGTGGATGTCGAATTTGCTAATTGTTTGCCACAAATTCATAGAGGTTATGAGAGAGATGACAACAACCCCATGCCATCACAGTATGCAGGAGTGTGGGTTGAGAAGGGGTATGATGATTTTGTTATCTATGTAGCATTTGCTGCTAATGATATCTATCAAGAGCCTAATGTTCCCAGATTCCCCTCACCTCACTCATTATCTTTTACAACTACAGGAAAGAAAAAGAAAACAACTCAAACTCTGTCAGTATCTGAGAGAGGTGGAGGAAGGTTTAGTAGCTTTATAGTCCCCGTGGACGATATTTTAACATCTAATACAACACCTATTAGTGAACTAAATGGTCTTGGATACACAGGAAACCCAAGGGTAGGAAAATGTACTTACCCCACTGTTACTTGGAAGATGATTGGTGTTCCCACATCTGATTCTCAGTACCTATACGGAAATCTCAATAGCACTAATCCAACCATCACTCTCAAACCTCAATCTTGAGTTAAATGGCAAAGGAGGCAATCAGTTTTAATTGCGGAGAGTTCGCTGGAGGAAGAGGTCCAGGAACTATAAGTGAAGATTGCATTGATTGCGGACCAGTACATCCCTCTCCTCCTACGGTAATTGATCCTACTTGTATAGATAGTTGCGGAACTCGGCCCACCAGACCTTCTCCTCCCACTGAACCCACTAGACCCACTGCGAACTGCGTATGTGTCATAGTTGGAGGTGGAGATGGTGGAGGACCTACAACAGGTGGAGGTGGCGGAGGTGGCGCAGGTGGTGGAGGTGGCGCAGGTGGCGGAGGTGGAGGAGGTGGTCCTACAACAGGAGGGAGTCCCTCATTTGGCCGAGGAGGGCAGACCACAACCTCAGCAGGAAGACCCCAAGGGCCTCCTGGAGTTGCAGGAGGTGGAGGTAATGGTGGCGGTAATGGCGGGGGAGTGGTAGACTTATGCCCTCCTATTGTATTAACTTTTAAGCAAAAATGTTTTTCAGAGTTAACCGCACCTGAGAACTCCGCAGCTTTCCAGACTGCTGCCGCGCAAGCTCTGGAGGCTGGGGGAACTGTTGGACAAGGAGGTCAAGGCTGCACGGGTGCAGGTGGAAATTGTTGTGACGATGCTACGAATACTGGAGGGGAGCCTTGCTGTCCTGACGTTGTAGTAGTGATACCTCAAGACTGCGGAGACCCTACTGTTCCCACAGAACCTCCTACAGTCCCCACTCCTCCCACTTATTCCCTTTGGAAATGTGAAGAGATTTCTCTACCTACCACTGGGGGAGGTGGAGGAGGGCCTTTTACTGGAGCAGGTGGAGGTGGTGTAGCTGGTGGAGGCCCCTCTACTAGAAAAAGATGTGTTCAAGCGGGTGCAGGAGAGTTCGGCCCAAACAATCGAAGATATACCTCAAAAGAGGCTTGCGAAAGAGAGTGTTTTGATGAACCTAAAAAGCCTACAACTCCAGGAAGCGGAGGTTATGTTTGTAGGGATTCAAGCACAGGCCCTACTACTGGAGGAGGAGGGTTGGCAGCCGTATCTAAAGAGTGCGTTTTCACAAACACAGTGTCTCCAGGAGAGACACGCTATGTAAGTAAAGAACAGTGTGATAAAAACTGTGGTGACCCTGACCCTTCAATTCCAGACCCTCCTCGATATACACGAAGATGGTTTTGTGAACCCGATGGTGGAGGACCTTCAACTGGAGGAAGTATTGGAGCAAACCCGCTAGGAAGAAGTTGTAATCAGAGAATTGCTCCAGTAGGCACAGGTTACGCAACTAAAGCTGCTTGCGACAGAGATTGCGAAGATCCTACAAAACCAATAGATCCTACAACCCCCACAGGTCCTACAACACCCACAAGGCCTACAACTTATGAAAAAGTTGGAGTCTATAAGTGTAGACCAGCGCCATATTGGAATTGCTACTTTGATTCAACAGGTACTTTAAATCAGCCTGGAGCTTATAGAACTTTAACAGCTTGTGTTGCAAACTGTGGACCTGATGTGGGGCCTCCTACTTACCCCACTTACCCCACCAGACCTACAGGTCCCACAACACCTACCAAACCTAACGAAGATCCAGGAGGAGTAAATTACGCTTACCAGTGGTATTGCGAAAAAACTCAAACTGGACCTTCGACTGGAAATGTCACAGGCCAAGTAGGCTTAGGCACATCTGTTAGATGCGTTGAAAGATTAGGAACTCCAGGAGACGGAGGATCACCTAGTGAGGAAATATGTGAGGAAACTTGTAAGGATACAAGGCCAGGAGTGCCGTCAAAACCTGATGAACCCAGACTATACACTCGGAGATGGGTTTGCGAAAGTGAAGCATCTACGCCTTCATTAGTTCCCCTTGATGGCTATGTTGGCGTGTGTGTAGAAAGGAACTTTCCTGATGAACTGTATCCCGCTGGTAACTTCCCAGGATGGGCAACAAAAGAAGAGTGTGACCGATACTGTGATAGGAGACCTCCTGTAACCACTCCAGGAGGGAGCGTTACGAGACCCACAACGCCAGGAACAAGACCTTCTGGCCCTACGACTCCAGGAACTACAGAGCTTTTAGGTGCTTATAAATGTCTTACTGCAACAGGGGGACAGCCTAAGCGATGTGTTTATGATCGTACAGCCATTAGAAGTGCTCCTGATAGTTATGCAACCTACGGTGCTTGCGTTTTGGATTGTATTAACGGTGCAATAAGACCTGACCCCACAGTACCTACCCCTCCTGGGCCTACTACACCAGGTATTCCAACCACTATAAATACAAGAACTAAGAGTTACTGGACATGTGGGCTACCTGTAAATGAGGAATGTAGTAAAGTTACTATCCCCATAACGCAAGATATTCCTGCTGGAGGATATAGGACTTTAACAGCTTGTGTCGTAAATTGTAAAAGAGGTCCAGAGGATGCTGGTCCACCAACAACGGGAGCAGACTCAACGGTTATAGATTACCAATGCATGGGGGCACCTAGTTGGAATTGCGTATCTAGAGAAAGGGATATTTTAGATCCTCCTACGCCTAACTCTTATCCCACTCTTGGAATGTGTAATTCGCAATGTCAAGGACCACCTATAGGGCCTACAACTCCAGGAGGAGGTCGATTTACATTACCTACTACCCCTCCAGGTACAGGCGGAGTAGAATGCAGTTGTAGGATTAGAGGCAATCCTACAACTGAAACTGATTTTGGTAGTGAGGGGGTCATGGGAGGCTTCTTATCTCCTGAGTTCGTGAATGAAGTAGGTGGTCCTAGAGAAATAACTGTCACTAGATGTTGGAATCAAACATGTATTAATGTAGGACAGACAGGAAATCCTGATAATAATTTTCATGATCCAAGTTTTGCTGATGACATGAATAGCTATGAAGAGGGACCTAATGGTTGGTCTAATGAGTTTGGCTCTGATAACTATGATCTGAAGAGCGACACCACCAGCCAAGGCAGACCAGGCTCTCAATGTGGATCTTCAGGAACTAGAATTGGAGGTGGGTGTTGTACAGGAGATGATTGCTGTTCTGATGTGTGTGTTAGCTGGAGGTACGTCAAAAAACCACGAGGACCACAGACTGGGAGTGGAGGATCGACAATTATTTCGGTTACACCTCCTCCTGTTCAACAAACTTTCTCTTTTAACTGCGACATAGTGAGCGTTGAAGGAGGTGGAGAAGAGTACGCATGTCGATCAGCTATTGGAGGCCAGTATACATCTGATAACCTAGCTGTCGCTCTTGCGCTTTGTCAAGCTGTTTGCGGAAAACCTAAAGTGGTAACACCAGAAGGACCTCCTGCCGTTCCATCACCTCCAGAAGAAGCTGGAGGGACAACTAAACAATGTAAGTGCTACCCTTATGGTAACCATAGCACTGAGGGTATAGGTTCATTTATAAATGAAGCAGGTGCTCGTTGCACCCGCAGCCTAAAAACTTGGAGGCAAAAATGTGTAACGGTGTTTACAGTACATGTTCCATTTGGAGGTAATCACGCAGAGCAGAATCAACACTACGAGGATAAAGGATGGACACAAGTTGATTCTCCAGGGTATGGGTATACTTGGACTAACGACCCTGGATTGGATCCTGATGCACCAGAGGGACCCGAAAATGATTACAATGATACCAAGAATGATTGTGAAGAAAACCCTAGATGCACAGTTAAAGAGGATAACTCAGGAGGAGGTTGTAAAGATGAGCGTTGGGGGGATTACCGTCATGAGTGTTGCAAAGATACCTATTGGACTGAAAGTAATGTTAATAAAAGCTGTTGTCCCAATGCTACAGTAGAAACTATTTATTGCACATTCGGTTCTCCTACAGGAGGAACAATTGTCGTACCTGATACAGATGATGGCGCTGAGTGCGTTGGTGGGGATTGTGATGACCCAATACAAGAGCCTTATGATGACCAAACTGAAATTGAAGATCGACCTGACGAGCCTAGAGAACGTGAGTATATGCGCTGGTATTGTAAACGCTCCATATACGGTAATGAGTGTCTTCGGGAGGGATTTAGTAGAAGCGAAGTGAGAGAGGGGTCGTTTGACGTTGGGGATGGCCCAGTGGCTCTCCACAAAACAGAAGAAGAGTGTAGAGCAAATTGCCCTAAGGTGGGAACTCCTAATCCAAATTCTTTTAAAGGGGGACCTATGGAGATTCCTAATGGACCTAATCAACAAGCAGGAGAGCTTATGAGCAGGGGGTTTGCTACCGAGACAGGTGATAATGACCCCAACAATCCCTATGCTTCTGTAGACGCTGACGAGTTTGGGGGTATAAAATCAGGCGTAGCTGGGGCAGACAATGTAAGAACCAAGGATGTAAGACCTCAAGGGCCTAGACCTTTATCTAGGGCTGGTGTCAGTAAGCGAAACCCTACAAACAATTTAGATACTTTAGATTTAACAAATCCAAATACTTATATTAAGAGATCAAAAGAAACAGGAGTAGAAACTCTAGACGCTAATGACCCTATGCTACAGTGGGTCGCAATGCAAAAAAGACCTACCGCTATTGTTGATGGTTCCATAGCCATAACTAGAATTGAACCTGATGTGTCTAGATCTTACAAAGACCCCTTCATGGATACGAAATTGTTCAGATCAAGGGTGCCTAAGGCTGTCTCTCAGTTGTTTAGGTTAAACAACACTTATGAAAGTTGGGATTCAAATCTTGCGGCAAGTTTAACCGACGAGGTTCTTCTGAAGATCGTACAACCAAAAGTTATTAGGCTGTTTAACTCTCTCAGAACATTAGGAGGAGCCCCCTTCCCCTTAGCATCTAGCTTATCTATGATTAGGCTTAGGATTCTAGAAGGAACTATAGGTAAATTTAGTTTATCAAAACTAAAAGAACTTGTTAAAAATAATGGAAGGAATAACGCTATCCACATTATGCCAGGATCAAACCCTGCGGTAAACAAAACTATCGCTTTTGGATTAATGCAAGAGAGTATGAAACCTATAGATCCTAACAAATTGCCTCAAGGTAGGCGTAAAGAGTTAGCATATCTATGGAGGACTCTTCCTACAGATATTGAAGTAGGCCTACCTTGTCTAGTAAAAGGAAAAACTAAGAAGTTCTTTGTCTCGGATGATGGGAAATTCCAAGTTGGAGGAAGGTCTTTCACTATGCAAGACGGAGAGTACATTAAGATATTAATTCGAGGAGGATATAAAAACTTACTTCTTGAGTCAGAAAAAGATCATGCATTCATTTTAAGTGGAAGAACTAGAGAACAAGCTTTGAACCTATTAGGATCACAGAGCGTAACTACTTTATCAACGTCAGGGCAGAGTTCAATTGAATTTAAGTCCTCTCTTAACTTAAGTGGAGAAGCTCCAAGACAAGACGCATACGTTCTAAAGTTAGTTACTAGCTCGGTAGATACGACTAGGACTGTTCATGATAATGTTTTTGAGAGCACTGCTAAGTATAGTCTGTTTGCAACTTCGGGTGAAAATGGCAGGAGAGAGTTAGATGCTTGGATTAAAAACAAAATCAATCATAAACCATTCTACATGTATTATGATGATCCAATGTTCGATTATATAGCAGCTAATCAAGAACTAACTTTAAAGCAAAATGATATACTACTAGACAGCGCAAAAGACGATAAACAAATTCCTATACTAACTAGACAGCTTCCCTTTACAATAATATTGTTCCCAACCAACAGGCAAGACTTCATGTTCTCTCCTACAAGGTCAACTATTTCTAACTTTAATGATAACGATGGGATTAGCAGAGACCTTACATTCTATGACAGCTTAAACATTACTAAAGATGACCCAAATTCACACCGCTTTGTTTCCTATGGTATGGTTTCTAATAATAAAAACATTTATGGTGAACAAGATACGCAAGCGAGAAAGGTAGAGATAAATGTAGTAACTAATGAGGCATTCAAAGAAGGCTATGCTACTTCTGGCAAAGAGGGTTTAGGGGCAACGCAACCTGCTAGAGTGGCTACCTCGTTTAGATTAGCCAATAACATTATATCAGAGCTAGTATCCAATTACGATTTGTTCGAAAACAGGGTAAGAGTTCCAGAGATAAATTCATTCGATCTCCTATCTCGAATGACGATAACTGAATTTAATAGGCTCATATACATAGAGAATTCAAACTACCTGTTCCCTAGGGTGCGAGATGGGGTCTTAAGTAATGTTAAAGTTATTCCTCCCACCAAGAATGATGGTGTTACATTCACAAAGAAGACTAGGATTAGACGAATTAAACCAGGAGTTACCCCTTCTGTAACATATTTCCCTGTAAAAGCCTCAGAGACAGGGCAGTATGTGCTGCCTCCGCAAACTACTGAGGATTGGTCTAGCAAATTTGGTAACGTACAAGCCGCTGATGCTGTTGCAACTGAGGGAGTAGCAGTGGCAAAGACTAATAGAAACAACTAACAAAAAATAAAATAAAAGAGTCTTGTTTCTGCATGATCCCTAGATAAAGGTAGAGATTAATAATAATCTCAATATATAAGGAATAATGTTATGAACACAAATTTATCAGACGAGCTTCGCAACCAACTCTTAGAATCAGCCGCATGGGGAAAAGCAGGTATTACACCCGTTATGAACGAAGAGAAGGCTGTTGAAACCGAAGAAGAGGCTGTTGAAGTAGAAGAAACAGAAGAGGTCGAAGAGCTTGAAGAGGCAGTACACGCTTGCCCCCTTTGCGCTTCTGAACTTAGCGAGGAGATCTCAGAAGAATCTCTTCTTGAGCACCTTGATGTAGTCTTAGGTCTTGTTGATCGCCTCTCTCAAATGAATGAAGGTGACGAAGACGTTGACGCAGTTATTGATTCGGCTCTTGAAGATCTCTTAGTAGGAACCACTGAAGAAGAAGAGTAATGGAGAGTATCGGTGATTTTGCTGCGAATTTAATCGCAGGAGAGATGGATAATATTCGTGAGGGGAAAGAAGTTTCTCCTCGTATGGATAGAGCTACACCTAAAGTTGAAGCAAACCAGAAAGATATTCGTCAGGTAGAAGTGCCTGATAGTTTTATGAAATCTATCCTGGGTGAGTCAACCGAAGACCCTTGGGTTTCTAATGAGCTTTCTCAAATTGATTTAGATCCTCCTGCCGCAGAGCCAGAAGCTAACATTGTAACTGGTGAGCCTGTAGAGTCTTCAAATCTTCTCACAGAAAGCCAAGGTGAGTCTATCATATCTCTTTTAAAAGAAGTTAAGTCTATGATTTCGGAAATGACTACAACGGGTTCTATTGGTGTAAACTTTGCTGGACCTGCCGCTTCAAACCCAAAGCCTAAAAAGAAATCTCGCAAGGATGTTCTTAAGGACTCCTTACGAGCTAGGATGAGTAAGTAAGAATGTTGATTAGTAGCTTACTGCACGAACTCTCTCAGCTTAAGCAGGGGGAATTTGTGCATGAAGGTGCTGAAGAGCCAAAAGAGAAAACTAAATCTCAGAAGAGTCGTGTTAAGACTTACAACACCATAAAGGATGCTTTGAGCGGAGGAAGGGTGGGAGAGATTTTTTCAACTAAAGGGGCTGGTAGAACATACGTCATCTCAAAAGGGAAGTGGGGGAAGAAGAGCGGAAGAGGTAAGATAGCAAAAGGGTTTACTCCTGGAAGCTCTACGCCTAGTTCAGCTTGGAATAGTATTAAAAAACACGCAGCGCGAACTGAGCTTAGGCACGGTAAGGGCTCAAAAGAATTAGCAAGACGCTATGGAAGCAGATCCATCAGAAAAGCAAAAGGTGTCGGTGGGAGTGATGGTGTCCTCGACAAAGGAAAGAAATAATATGCAATTAATACAAGACGTTTTTATTATGGACAACCTTCAAGTAATTGAAGAGGGTTCCAGTAACGGTAAGATGAAGATTCGAGGAACCTTTCAAAGGGCTGAAGAGGCTAACAATAACGGAAGAATCTACCCTAGTAAAGTTCTAGAAGGACAGATTAGTAAGTTGCAGCCTCTCATCGAGGAGCGTAGGCTTTGTGGTGAGCTAGATCACCCTCAGAATGATACTGTTAAACTATCTAATGCTTCTCACTTAGTTACTAAGCTTCACATGCAAGGCAAGGAAGTGATTGGCGAGGCTGAAATCCTAAAGACACCTGCTGGCTTAACTGCTCAAGCCTTAGTAAACGGTGGCGTTAAGATCGGTATCTCTTCCCGTGGAATGGGAACTCTTTCTGAGAACTCTGATGGAGCTAAGATTGTTAATGAAGACTTTAATCTTGTTACATTTGATTTGGTTGCCGACCCATCCACTAGAGGAGCTTTCCCTGGATTGTCTGAGTCTAGAGAGTCTCAGTTCGTAAAAACAACACAAGGTAAGCTTAAAAAAGAAAGCAACTTTGTTACCATGCTTGAGTCTAAGATGAGAGAAGCTTATAACCCTTGGATTGATGAAGCTAAAACTAAGAAGAAAAAGAAAGTAGTAAAAGGTTTAGATCAATCTAGTGAAGAGATGGCTAATGGCGTTGATTATAACCTAGTTGATAAAGCTTTAGGTGTCGCAGTACCTCCCGAGCAGCTAAAAGCTATGCTTAAGAACGAGGCTATGGAGCTTGTTAAGGCTGACGGTCATTGGCATAGGATTGCCTATGCTCTTGCAGAAGGATTAGGTAAGAAGCTAACTCCTAAGCAAAAGAAACATATAGATAAGAACAAAAATAATAAAATTGATGCACAAGACTTTAAGATGCTTCGTACAAATGAGGGCCTAGCTGAACTTGAAGGTGGCGGTGATAAGACTGTTGTTCATAAAGAAAAGAAAGACAGAGAAGGTTTTGTTTCTCGCGCATTAAGACAGCGTTCAGAGCGTATAAACACAGAGAAGATGGCTGTAGCTAAAGCTAAAGGTGAAGCCGAAGGAGCTAAGATTGCAGGCAAAGCTAGGCGCAGCGAAAGGTTGGCTGATGTCCAGGCTAAAGGAAAGGAGAGCCGAGAAGGCATTAGGCAGGCCACTAAGACTAAACGAGTTTCAAGGCGAGAAGGAGAGCAGCGAGAATTTGATAAAACTTCACTTTCGCGTAAAGCAGGTCAAGCGGTAGGTAAATGGGTGAGAGATACCAATACAACTAAAGGAAAACCTCTTCGTAGTGGGGGTAAGGGTGTTATCAAACAAAAAGGTAAGTCCGTATCTAAGCAAGATGACGCCGCTTCTTCTTCTTCTTCTGAAACCCAGGGTAATCCAAAGAAGAAGAGGATGCCAAAAAGAAGAACCTTTAATAAGTAAGAAACGACTACATTTTTAAAAAAAAATCATAAAGTATCTGCCCGTATCGTAGATAGTTATGAATCTATAGGAGATTTTATTCATGAATAACGTAAAACAGATCGCAGACCTTCTCCCTGAAGGTCTTGATGAGTCCACAGTCGAATCAATTTTTCAACTCGTGGACTCTACTATTAACGAGCAGGTTCAGTCCCAGGTCCGTATTTTGGAATCCAAGGTGACTGCATATCTCAGAACTAAGGTAGAGGATCTTAAGACTCAAGCACTCACAGAGTTATCTGAGGAGAGCGAGGTCTTTAGAAATGCTAGACTCTTTGAGTCAGTTAGATCCCTAATGGCTTTGGAGCTATCTGAAGCTGACGAGGAGAATGCCGTTAATGATATCACTTCTCAATACACAGAGCTTCAGGAAGAATTTGATGTTCTTTCTGATCAAATTAACTCTGTTGTTGTTGAGAATGAAAAACTTGAGGGCACCGTAAAGGTCCTCAGTAACAAAGTATCTCTTACGGAGTCTCAACTGTATGAGACCGAAGAGAGCAATAAGCACCTTCAAGAAGAGGTTGCTAATCTTGAGGCTTCCAAGGAAGAGGCATTCGTCTCATCTGAAAAAGCTATTGTTATTTCTAACGCAGAGAAAGAAATTAACGAAGAAAGAACTCATGATAATGAGTTCTTAACAGATGAGGTCATGAAATTCATGCCTTTCTCAAATCTACAATAAATAAGGATTTAAAACTATGCTAGATGTTATGCATCAAACAGATGAAAAGCTAGTTGACAAGTGGAGTCCTGTACTTGAGGGTATTTCTGAAGAATACACCCGTAGAGTTACAGCACAGCTTCTTGAAAACCAAGCTAAGTCTATTGTAGAGGATAAGATGAACGAAGCAGTTACCGCAGGTACGACCACTACTGGTCAACTCGGTACTTTCCAGAAGTTCGCTTTCCCTCTAGTACGGAGAGTCTACCCTAATCTGATCGCCAACAACCTCGTTGGTGTTCAGCCTATGCAAGGACCAGTAAGCCAGGTATTCTACCTTGGTAACGACAGAGCACACGGCTCTACAATCCAGACTGTGTACAGTAAGTTCAACCTTACTTACAGAGGTCTCACAGCTTCAGCTATTGGTTCACACAACACACCAGACACCACTACCGTTGGTAATGGTACTTTCGGCCTCAACGGACTCCGAGGTACAACAGGTGGTCTTGACGGTGATAACGCTGATGACGGCTTCGACGTTTCTAACGTCCTTGATACCGTTAGTGGTCTCAACAAACCTAACGGATTAACTGGTACTGGTGGACAGGTTGCTGGTGTTGGTGCCGCTTCAGGTACTATGGGTGGTCAAATTGCTGCATTCCCTAACCTAAGTTCTACTTATGGTTATCAGCTTTCTGCTGGCGAGCGTCTCACTGGAACTGGTATTCCAGAGATGACCTTCCACATTGAGCAGGAAGCAGTCGTTGCTAACACTCGTAAGATGAGAGCCCTTTGGACTCTTGAGGCTTCTCAAGATCTTAAGGCATATCATAACCTTGATCTTGAGCGCGAGCTTACTGGTCTTCTTTCTAAAGAGCTTGCTCTTGAAGTTGACCGTGAACTTATCGAAGATCTTCGTATGATTGCTTACGGTTACCACAACACCCTTCAGGGTGGTGCTTCCGTTGGTCAGAGCATGGATAATGATTACATTAACATGGGTACTGATAACGAGACCTTCGCTGGTATTCAAAACGAGAACGAAGCAGGAATGTTTGTTCCCCGTCAGTTTACCTACGACTTCAATGGCGCACAAGGTACTGGTGCTTCTACTGAGCTTGGCTCATTCAAGCAAGATTCCAATATCTTTACTATTGATTTTGCTCAAGAGACTCTCTCCATGAGCCCCCGTCATGTTGGTGAGGTCTACGCAAACCTTCTTGCTGTGATCAACCTTGCTTCGCAAGACATCTACAAGACAACGATGCGTGGTCCAGGTAATTGGATCCTTACTTCACCCCTAGTTGCTTCACTTCTTGAAAGTGCTTCTAAGCTTGAAGGAGGTATCATGCCTAATGATGGTCCTACCAACATTAGCAAGAGTGCCATCACCTTCAAAGGTAAGTTTATGGGTCGTTATGATCTCTATGTTGACCCAATGTACCCCACTGATGAAATTCTTATGGGTTACAAAGGTGACACTGCCATGGATGCTGGTCTAATTTATGCACCATACATCCCACTCCAGCAGTTGCCAACAATTGTTGATCCCGATACCTTCCAGCCCAGGAAGGGAATCCTTACTCGTTACGGTAAGGTCACGATTGAGCCTTATAACAGGTACTATCGAATTATCAGGATTGTTGGACCTACCTCTAACTTCCTCTACAGCCCCTTCGCTAAGAACACTGCCTTCAACGGCACTAGTGTCCCTAGCTACATCTAAGGCTGCTTAGGTAAAAATTAACAGGAGGGTCAGAGGAATCTAACCTCTGGCCCTCCTTCCTTCTCTATATACTTTAGAGGTTATTCATGCACAAATACAGAAGTAAATGTCGCTGGAATATGCTTTTGCATATTGATGATGCGATTGTGGAAATCCGACCAGGAGAAGAGTTTACTTCTGTTTCTCTTGTAAGTTCAAGATTCTTACAAGAAATCACACCCCCTTCTAAAATTACAAAAAAGAAAAAGCCCAAAACAAAGCTTACTACTACCACAACATTTGAGGAATTAAATGGCAGCAGCAGCCGCACCTAGAGTCGATCCTAAGTTATTAGGATTTGGAGATACTTTTGGATCCTACGGAGGTAGGCTTCTTGGGGATACAGATATATGGGCTGACGCTATTGATGGCAGTAAGCTGAACGTAGCAAAGCTAGGTGACCCCATTGAATTTAATCCCTACGAAGAAACTATTAAAAGTTTTATTCTAGGTAGACTAGGGCATCCAGTAGTTAGAGTAGAGCTAACAGACTTTCAGATCAAGACTGCTATAGACGAAGCAGTAAGCAACTTAGATTATCATGCTCCTTTCTGGTGCAATCAACTGGCTACTTTCCAGTGCTCAGGTGGAGTGAATGCTTATATTTTACCTACACATATCGCTAACAACTTAAACTACTGTGTGTACAAGAAGAGCTTGCTTAGTATTCAAAACATGGCAGGTACGTTAGAGTTTGATTTCTTCATCAAGTACTTCCAAGACAACTTCTTATTCAGTAATTTCTCTGTCTCAGATTTTTATCTGTTACAGCAGAGCTTAGAAACAATGAGGAAAGTATTAAGCCAGGATGGATCTTGGGATATAATTAATGGTAATCTATTGGTTCTCTATCCCACTCCCGTGCTTAATACACAAACAGTAATCCTTTCTTATAGAGGATTAGACTCCGCTACCATGCATCCTTACTACAAAAATTGGATACAAAGATTTGCTTTAGCTTGTGCTAAAGAGATACTAGGTGAGATACGAGGCAAATATAAAACACTTCCTTCGCCAGGAGGAGGAGCAGTCCTGAATGGAGGAGACCTGATGAAGGCTGCAACCGAAGAAAAGAAATTATTAAAAGAACAACTTTTATCTGAGATTGAGGAACCACCTGCATTCAGCACATACTAGGAATTAATTATGCCACTAAGCAAAAAAGGAGAAGAGATTTTGAAGAATATGAAAAAAGAATACGGCTCTAAGAAAGGAAAGAATGTATTTTATGCCTCTAAAAACAAAGGTACAATCAAAGGTGTAGAGTTAGAGGATAACGATTTCCAGCAGCACGAAAACATTAAGCCTAAGGGCGGAGGTGTTAGAGGGGCTGAGAGTGACGCTATGAAAAAGGTTAGTGCTATTGGAGCAGCCGCTAAAGAGAGGGCCAGAATTGCCGCTCTTATGGCAGCGAATAAAAAAAGAAAGGATGAGGCAATGACCCCTGAACAAAAGAAGAAGTTCGAGGATGGTCAAAGAATCTTTGGAAAAATCAAGAAGTTCAATCCTGGAGCAGAGGAGTTTAGACCTACTGCTGCATCAGAAAAACAAAAATTGGCTAGACAAGGTATGGTTCCTCCTAAAGTTGGTAGTAGAACACGAAAAGGGATAAGAGATCATAAGTTGTTAGCCTATAAGAATTTAGCTTACCGAATGGATGAACTCTTAGGTTCTATGGTAGCTGGTGCAGCTACCGCAGTAGGTAGTATGGGAGCAAAAAAAGTTGTAGGTAAGTCCGCAAAAGAGAAAGCAGAAGAGAAGCGTAGAGCAGAGCTTAAAGCAAAACAAGAAATCCAAGCCGAAGGCAAGCGTATTGAAAAGACTAAAGATGCTTTGCGGGTTGCTGGTATGGCTCCTGGTGTAGGTGCCGCTGCTGACGCTGCTGCTGGTACGATTACATTAGCTCAAAGAGCAAAAGCTAAGGACCCAAAGAGAAAGAAGGAACTTAATAAAGAGCTTGCAGGAGATGCGGCTGCTTTAGTTCCTGTAGCGGGTCAAGCAACTAGATCTGCACAACTTGCAGCAAAGGCTGGCAAAGCAGTAAGGGGTACTAAAAGAACAGGTAAGATTGCAAAGGCTCGTGGTAGAGCAGGAGCAGCTATCAGAAAACATGGAGACACAGCAGTAGAAAAAGGTACAAAAGCTGCTGCGTCTCATTTAAGAAAAAAATCCATGGAGGATGAAACACAAATGAATAGTGCATATGTTAATAAGTTAATGGAGAATGTTGAAAAAGGTTATGGAGCAGGAGCCCCTCCTCACTCAGAAAAAGCTAAAAAGATTGCAGGAACCCGAGCTTCCAAGAAGACTCAGGCTGCGAAAGCAAAAGCTAAAGCTAAAGCGATGAAGGACTGGACTGAGTACCAGAGAATGGGTAGCTTAATGGCTGAAGGTCTTGGACTTGCAGAGGGAAGAAGGGCGCATAGAGGACATAGAGATGTTGCTGGTATGAAGCTATCAAGATCAACACCAACAAAGAGAACTCCCGAAGAAGCGGCAGCAGCAGCGAAGAAAGGCGAAGCAGCGCACAACAAGAGGCGAGCCAAGTTTAAAGCACATGTTGCGGCTGCCAATGAAAAGAATAGAGCAGAGAGAGAACAGTCTAAGTAGTGGCAAAGAATTGGAAAGTAACGACTAATCTCCCAGACCTTCCTGACCTTGACGGTGAGGATAGTCTTCTTAGTCTATTTGATCAGGATAATGCTGATTTAAATCTTTTCAATTTAGTTGACGATGAAATGATTCGTCTTGCTGGGTCTAAGTTTTTTTTCTACAAGTATAATCAGAGCGAAGATTTTGATCCTGTGTACATGGAATCTAGAAACAAACCCATTGCTAAAAATGCTCTAGTTGTTCATGGTTATTATGAGCCTATTGCCATGAGCGAGAACTTAACTCAGTTCGGAATTGAATTAGTAAACGATCAAGTGTTCACTTTTAATAAAAGTTATATAGAGAACAAGATCGGGCGAAGCGTTATTTCAGGAGATGTCATTAAACCTGCATTCCAAGATCAGCGTTATGAAATATTTGAGGTTGTCGAAGACAGCTTTGAAGTCTATGGTGTGTACCACCTAGTCTGTTCTGCTAGACTCCTCAGAGATGCTCCTGAGATTCAAGATGAGCCTCTGCTTGATACAAGTGATCCTTTAGGTGGGTACGCAGGAGGTCCTTTAAATGGCTAGTCCTGATTATACTTCTTCGATGGTGGTAAATGTAACAGAAGGTACCTTTGCAGAAAGCACTTTTGATTCTTTACAAAGCCATAGTTATAGGTGGGGAGATAGAGAAGCTTGGGTTCGTAAAGAACTTTTCAGGTTAACAAACGCAGAGTCCAATATATCTCACACCTACAGGGAAACACTTAGAACTATGATTGCTTCGTTCAACGATGTAGGGTACATTGATTCTGAAGATAAATTTAAAAATATACTATGCATTCATGCGAATGCAGAAAGAGCCATCGCTAAACTAAAGCAAGATAACAATATCATATTACCTATTCTATCTATTTCGCAGACTATTAGTGAAAATGATACGAAGAGAAGGAGATACGAGTCGTTAATAGTTAGTGAAAAGGGGTGGGACAATGACAAAAACAGAGCATTCCGTATAGTTAGTTTAGCTCCTCGCCCTGTTACTATTAAGTACGGGTTAAATATCTGGGCGAAGTACAACGCAGACATGGACCAGATACTAGAACAAGTTAGGTTGAAGTTTAATCCTGCAATGGAAGTTCCTACATCTCAGGGAACCATAACGAAAGCTTATATAGAGAGTGAAGATAATGATGGATCTTTAACAGCAGGAGATAAAGAAGACAGAGTTATTCAAAAACTAATCAACATTACCGTTGAGACTTATATTCCCAATCCTAAATTCCTCATCACCTCCACAGGCAGGTTAGAGAAAGCGAAGCTTCAGGTGGAGCTACCTTGAAACCTATAGAGACAGCCTCCCTCTTAGCAAGCTGCTTGGCTCCCCAAACAGGAAGTTCTAAGGTATTCGTAAACAAGCTAGGAGTTTCCCGTGTTATGGTAGATGGAACGGTGGACGGTGGTATAATTAAAGGCCCAGGCTCTAGTACAGTATTCATAGAGGGAGCACCCGCTTCTTTACAGGGGGATATAATTACGCCCCATGCTCCATGCCCTATCATACCTATTCATTGTGCAGCTATCGTTAATAAGATGGGTCAACCCACCGTAATGGTAGGGGCATAATATACAAAAAAAAGTTTCAATAAAACTATTCAGATATAGTAGATAATAAGGAGATAAAAAATGAAAACAGTAAAGAACGATAGTCTTCAGTCAATGACTATTTATTTTAACACAGAAAAGGGTTGCCAAGAGCACTGGCTAAGGCCAGGAGAGACAGTGGCAGTACCTGATTCTTATATTTCAGAGCAGATTAGAACACTTCAGAGAAAGAAGATGTTCAAGATTTCCAACACTTAGGAGAATAAACTATGGCAAATTTTGTTAGTCCAGGCGTATATGTAATTGAAAAAGATATTTCTGATTACGCACCTTCAATCAATACCTCTGTCGTGGGTATGGTAGGCTTTGCAGGAAAAGGTCCTGTCAACAAAGCTACTCTAATCACGAGCCAGAATAATCTAATTAGAACTTTTGGGCAACCCAGCGAGAACATTTATGGTCAGGCGCTTGAAGGTGCTTTAGAGGTCTTGGAGCAGACGAACGCTCTTTACTTTGTTCGCGCTGCAACCTCAACAGCCGCTGACGCTTCCGCAGTCGTTTCATTAGGTAGCAGCCCTTCTCTTATTGTTTCGGGTCCTGCATCCGTAACTGATGTAGGGTCTTCCTTTGGTATTGGTCGTGCTTTGTATCTACAGGTTCAAGTTTATGACAATAGTGGCACAGCACAGTATGATGCTCCTGGAAAACAGTTTACGATTCCCGCTGGTACTGTAACCGCAGGCGCAACAGGAGCTTCTCAAGCGAAAGCATTAAAACAAATTTTAGGTGGAAATTTAGATGCTGATCATTTTGGTATCTATAGTGACGGACAAGAACAAGCAGGTCTAGACCTCTCTGGTGCAATCGTCGGGGCCTATGCGGGCTCAGGAGCATCTATGTCAGTCTCAGCCTACTCTGATGCGTTCAGCACACAATTAAGTGCTCTACGTCCTTGTAGTGCGACTGGAGCTTCTGGAATTTCTAATGCTTCAGGCATGTTCGGCATGTGGGGACAAGCAGAAAACCAAAGATCAGCAGCGAATCTTGTTATTAATCCTTTCGTTCCTGCTGCCTCTGTTTACGGTTCAACTTACTTTAGTGATTACGCAGAAGCTAGTTCTGTTAACTACCTCGTTGAGTCTCTCTATGAAGGAGAGGGTTACAACTTCGGCAACAAGACGAATGGTGAAGTTAGTGGAAACCAAATTAGAGTTGCTGCTTTAGGTGGTCCTAATGTTACTTTTAATACTCTAGAAGATGGCTCTGTTTCGGAACAGTTTAAGATTAACCTTCTTGCCTCTGGTACCTTCGCTGAAGACGTAATTAATACAGGCGAAGACAATACTACATCTGATTACATTAAGGCTAATCTTAGAAGGGGTGATACTGATACAACGCCCACTAAACTTAATCAGTTCACTGATCGAATTGATCAGATGTACGGAGGAGGTTTCAAAGCTACAACTCGTTGGCTAGAACCAGCGCAGGCAGACTTAGGCGCTACAGGTGCTCCAGTCGATCAGGTTTGGGGTGCAGGAATTGACTACCCAGTGGTTGGACGCTTCAATAAGTTCGTAGGAAACACTGTCAACATGACAGGTGGAGACAACGGAACAGGTTCTACTGCTGTCAACAATACAGCACTGATTGGAGACGCTACAGTAACTCCTAAGACAGGTATGCAAGCTCTGGATGATGACACTCTGAACATTGGAATTGCTTTAATCCCTGGTATTTATAACCAGAGTGTTCAAAACAATCTAATTACTCTTGCTGAAAAGACTCAAAACTTCTTAGCACTTGTTTCTCCTCCTTATGGAATTGGAACTCCTCAAGATGCAATTGATTGGACAAATGGAAGATCATCAAGCACTGCTGGTTCACGAACCGCAGCCATTAATAGTTCTTACGCTGCTGTATACTACCCACACGTTAAAGTGTTCAGCACGTTTGATGCGAAAGACAGGTGGTTTGATCCTACAATCTATGCTGCAAGGCAAATGGCTTTCACCGATACGGTTGCCGACAGTTGGTTTGCTCCAGCAGGTTTCCGTAGAGGTAGGCTAACTAAGCCTACTGAGGTTGAGGTCAAGCTAAACCAAGGAGATAGAGATAGTCTTTACAGTGGAGGAAATGTTGTTAACCCAATCGTCTCCTTCCCTCAAAGAGGCATCACTATCTTCGGGCAAAGAACCTCTCAAAGGTCTGCTACCGCATTAGATAGAATTAACGTTCGACGCTTGATGATCTATATAAGAAAGGTTATTCTTGCGGCAACGCAAAGGTTTGTATTCGAGCCTAACGATGCTTTTACTTGGTCACAAATTGAAGGAGTACTTAACCCCTTCTTAGATGACATCCGTAGAAGAAGAGGAATCACCGAATTCCGTGTTGTCTGTGACGATACAGTTAACACACCATTAAGGATTGATAGAAATGAAATGTGGACCAAAGTTCTTGTTAAACCAACTAAGACTGCTGAGATCCTTGTTTTTGAAGTTAATCTAACTAACCAATCAGCCAACTTAGGAAATTTATAAGGAGATAATATATGGCACAGTCTTATTACAAAGATGAATACGGCAGACAGTTTACACCAGGAGCAGGTCTGCCTGTAGTCTCAACTGAACTTGATTCAGTAAGATCATACCAATTCGAAGTCCACTTTCACGGACTTCCTGATGGTGTTACTAATAGTAAAGATCTTACTTTAGCCGCTAAAAAAATTAACGGTGTTGGGATTAAAAATAATTTCATTACTGTTGACAGGGTTAACGACAAACTTTACTATCCTGGAAAGGTTCAAACAGAAGATCTTAAGATTACGTTTGACAACCTATATCTTAAAGAAACTGCAAGTGATTTGTGGAGATACTTTAAGAGTATTTACGATCCTATTACAGGAGAGATGACACAGGACGCACTTCCAGGAGGGGGAGCACCTACATTTAAAGCAGATAGACTAGAGATTGTTCAGCTTGACAATACAATGACCCCCCACTCTACCGTAGAGTTGATGGGTGTATGGCCCATCCAATGGAAAGCCGCTGAATTTAACTATCAAACAAATGAGTTTCATACTTTAGAGGTAGACTTTAAGTACGACTTCATCCACCAGTACGACTACGCCAATCCTCCAGCTTAACTTTTAGTGATTAAGCCACTAGTAAAGGCCCAGTCTTATGCCTCAACATATTAGACTGGGCCTATTTTTTTCTCGCCTATAATACTGTATGGACTATTTTAATGAACTATTAGAAAGCTACTCTCAATTGAAGAGGAGGACTTTTAAATTAAGATTCCTTACAGAGCAAGAGGAGGAGCAAGTAAACGCGCAAGCTTTATCAGCGGCTCGATCATTAGTGAGCAATCCTGAAGGTATAGGAACAGGAGCGACAAGCGACCAGACTGCTTTTAAATCTCAATCTAAAGCTACGGCTGCTAGTGAAGTGCCTTATGCCTATCGCAATGATAAGAATGAAGTTATCGTTCAGTGGACTGGGTTCGGTAGAAACACCCGTGTAATGGTTCCTAACGGCAACTTTGATATGATGCCTGAGCCCCAGAAAGGCCAATTAATAGGCTACTTTGCAGACGGGCAAGCAGCAAGTGCCGAAGGTGTTGAAGGAGATAGTCCTGAGTCATTCGCACAAGCAGAACTAGCAGGAACCAAGTTTGATTTAGGGGATATAAAACAACGTCTCCATAAAATTTACTTAAACTATGTGAAGTTCTGTGAAACGGATCAGACAGAGAGGTATCAAAAGAAAAGAAAGACAGTTGATGTTCCTGATGGAGAGAAGCAGGACATTGAAAGGAAGTGTTATCGCTCTGCGTTCTCTAAAGTATACGGAAAAAAGCCAGGAGGTTTAGCTAATCTTCTAAGTGCTACTAAAATTCAACAGCAACTTGTTGATCCTCAAGGATCAGGTGACCCAGAATTAGAAATTACATTAACAGAGGAGGCGAGCCCCGCGCTCGTGATTGCAGCATTGGCGAACATTCAATTATTATTTGATTTTGCAAACGACCCATCTAAATTTAAAAATGACCCAGAGATTTGTGATAAGTTCTCAAAAAGTATGGCTCTCACTACAGAATCTAAAGGAGAGAATGGTAAAAAGATTGGTAAGGGAGGCGCAAACAGGGTCATAGTTTACGGGTTCGGAAGCAATGAGGGTATTGTTATTCCTGCCCAGTCTCAGGACTACAAGCTCGCAATGACTAAAGCATCTAAACGATGTGAAGGAGAGGAAGGTTTTAAGGATGGAGTATTTCCTAAGGTAGATCTAAGAGATCTAAACACCGCAGCATTAAATGCGAAGAAAGGAACTCTACATGAGAGGCTCTCTGGCTTCCTTGTAGACCTTCATAACCTTGCGGGGGACGGAACAAAGGAACAGAAATCAGCAGTGCTTCAGGGCTTCCTAGCGGAGCTTCAGAAGGCAGGAGAGGTCGCTAAGTATTTGAAGGAGTCTGTTGTTCAAGATGGTATAGAGCGTGTCGCAACAATTGACGAGTCTTTAGCCAATGAATTAGGTATCGAGGAGGATGAGTTGTTCCAAGCTCAAGCCAAAGGAGATCCACTGCTTAAAAATTTCCTGTTAGATTATTATAAAGCCATGAAACCCTTCCTCGAAAAAGTCAAACCTTCTGCGCTGATCCACAACGGACTTGCTAGTACTACAGGTGGTAGAGCAGATCAGTTTATGGTATTTAAAAACGCAGGAGCAGCTAAGAAAGCAACTGATAACATGAAGGTAAACACCTACGAGGTAGACAGGAAAGACTTTGTAAAAAATTCAGAGAACCCTGAAGCTACCGAGGCTAAGTTAAAGTCTTCTGGTGTTGAGGGCGACACTGTGCATGTTATGGAGATGGGGCAGAAGCTCTACGCTAAATTGAAAGGTGGTAAAATTGGTGAGATTAATAAAGTTAGAAGGTTATTTGATTTAGTGCTATCCAAACTAGACAAGGCTGCACAGAAGAAAGATAAGCACCTGGATGATGATTTCATGGAAGCCTTAGATAATAGATTCCCATTGGAGGCTTCTACTGAAAAGACTTTAGCTGGGTTAGAGAACGATTTGCAGACGATTGATAGTTACACTAATGGGGACCAGAAGTGGACTGACGAGATGGGAGTAGAGCATACCATCAGTTCTCAAGCTGACGCTACAGTAAAGCATATTATAGGGGCTCTACGATACGAAGAACTGACCGAATCTGAGTTCGGGAACTTACTTAAAAACTATAAAGGAACTGACATGGACAAGCAACAGCTAACTGTAGCACTGCAAAGATTAAAAATGTCTTCTACCTTTAAAGAACTAAGTAAAAGCAACTCAGGAAAGCAAGCATTGCTAAGAATGGCTTTCGTTTGTGGAGGAAACGCTAGGGATATGGTCCAAAGTATTTTCACACAAGACGGGAAGAAAAACTATAACATAGCACACAATGAAATATTTAATAAGTTTATGAGTGCTGGTGATGATTTACAAGTGAAAGTGGATGGGTACACTGTAACCTTTGACGATGGTAAGGGATTCGTAGGTAGTTTAAAGACAGAGTATACCTCGTCTAAAAACAAAGCAGAGTATGATGTCCGAACTCTTTTCGATGTTTCGAAAAACACAATCGAAAAACTAGCAGGTAAGCAAGCCTCTGAGCTTGATGTCGCTCACTCTTTAGAGACTTTGTTCTCAGTACAGAATAGATTACTAGAAACTCTTCTTAGTTAACCCAGAAAGAATCAATATCATCTAGTAAATCTTCAAACTTATATATTCTGTATACTATTTTAGTAAATGGAGGGTTTTCTTTGTAGATTTCTATGTACTGTTGTAACTTATTTGTTTGTACATAGCTAGGGATGATGGCTAGTGTAGGTTGTCTATCTTGTTTAAAGATAACCATTGGAATTCTATCACATTTGCTTGAATCTTTTTCACATTGTTCCAGAAAACCCCAGAAATCACTGCTATAATTATATAAGCTATATAAGTTTTCTTTATTATATCCTTTCTTGCATTCTATACAGTATTTAAAGTTCTCTGGTGTGATTAAATCCCCATAAATTTTAAGGTGTTCAGGAAGAGTATGGGTTGTGGCGAACGCACCTGATCCAGGACTTCTCGAAAATTCTGTGGTGTTCAGCCTATCATTGAGTGTCTGGCTAATCTTGCGTTCGAATGTGCTGCCCTTAGCTCGGCTGTTCACACGCTTTTTTTTCTTCAGTTTAGAAATATCGTAATTGTCTTCCATAATTTAACCTCTATACTATAATAGGTGTACCATGAAACCCAAGACCGCTGAAGGTATCAAATTTAACTTAGAAACATGGAAAATTAGAGTCCGTGACAGGAGTAACAATAGAATGAAACTACATATCAATTTAAATAAGGACGAGGCAGTAGCCTTTAAGAACTTTTCTGACATCTGCAAGCCCGAAGACGTAGCGCAAGGCGACTTCATGAAGACGATCTTTTTAACAGGCATAGAAGCTATGAACCAGCAGCTTGCCGATCTTGTTAGAAAGTATGCTGAAGAGAACAAGGATGAGCTTGCTGCTTCAGGCATTACTGTGCTTGAAGGAGAAGATGGGAACGTGAAGCTCGCTGAGACAGCCAGTTATGAGGCTGACCTATCAGGAGGCCCTTCAATTAAAGAAGGTGTGCTTCACGATGATGAGATTCAGAGAATTATGGACTCGGAAGAAGAAAACTAGTATGTATAACTTAGTATTCTTAAAGAAAGAGAACGATCTTAATAAAGTTCTCAAGAAATTTAAGAGAGAGCCTCGTAGATGCAGCATCCTTTTTGTATCTCTTTGGGACAAGTGGTGTGATAAGCTAGTTAAAGACCTAAAGGAAGTTTACGCATCACCTCGTGATAGGACTGAACCGTTGTACATAGTAGACAGCTTGAAGATGCCTCACAGCTTTGTCATTTACGGTACTAACAAAACCCCACACTTGATCCAGCTACGAAGAGATCAAGTTATATCTGAGGATTATCTTCCTAATGTTTACAAATGCCTTAAGGTTACTCAAGCTTCTTAGATTGTATTTCTATAAAATTTTCAATCTTTAGCTTGTACTTCTTCTCTTTAGTGTATAACAACTTGAGGTTGTTCACTATGATTGTAGTGAAGTAATTAAAGGCTGTGCCTTTCCTAGGAGCGAAGTTTTTTATGATCTTTAGTATGAGCGCAAAGCAATCTTGTTTAGCATCATCAGGATCTATTTTGAAGTTGAATGATCCGATTATATTTGTAATCAAAAGGTCGAACATCTTCACTAACTCTTCCTCATTCTCTTCAGGGTTGTCCTTATAAGCTAAGATGAGTGCTTCGAACTCTTTGTTGTCAATATAATTTTTCTTCTTCATATAACTATTATAGATGTTTGATTTAGGTAGTATCTACTCTGACCATAAAATAACCGCAGAGAATCCTCTGTGTGATGGCTGTACCATTCTAGAGAAGAATAAGCCTTGCTATTCTGTTATGGATTATGAGAAGCTTGGACAGTCTGATGTTCTATTCTTGTCAGACTCACTCAAGTCCTCATACGGGAAGACTTTCCCATTCACCAAGCCAGAGTACGCAGTTATTAGAGAAGCGTATAAGGAGTCCTTCGCGTGTGCAGCTTCAGTTAAGTGTCCCTCCGTCAAAGAGGCAGACATGTCTCCTGACAACATGAATTTATGCAGGGTGCATTTACAGGCTACAGTGGATAAGATAAAGCCGAAGCTTATTTTACCTTGTGGAAACCTGGCAATGAAGATGTTAATTAAGAAGAGTGGTATTAGTGATAAAAGAGGGAAGTCCTTCACATACACCACCGATAATGGGCATAGCTGTGTAGTAGTCCCTATTTTTCACCCGTTCTTCGTAGCCAAGGAACCTCGACACAAGTTCTTATTCCAGACTGACATTAGAAATGCGTATGAGAAGTATGTGTTAGAGAAGACCCACGAAGGCAAGCTGGAATACGAACTCCTTACAACAATAGAGGAAGTAAAAGATCTTGCAGAGAAGTTGAGGGACAGCGAGGAGACTCTAGCAGTAGACATTGAAACTACGGGGCTTAATTTTCTGCAAGATAAGATTCAAACGATAGCCTTATCATCTAAGGACACCAATTGGGTCATACCCTGTGACCACAAAGATTCTCCCTTTAGGAAGGGTGAGCCTGAGTACGCAAGTATGTGGGCTAATCTTCGTAGAGTTTTAGAGAATCCACTTAACAAGAAAGTATTCCATAACGCTAAGTTCGATCTGAAGTTCTTAATTAATCATGGTATCTACACTAAGAATGTGTGGGATACTAAGATTATGCATCACCTTCTAGATGAGAACAGCCCTAAGAGTTTGATGGATTTGGTTAAGCTTTATTTTCCGACAGAGCTTGAGAGTCTGTAATCATTTGCTCTAAAGCAGCAATCCTACTCTCATTATGCTTCATAATTACATCCTGTTCATCATCCCTTGCATCAATGTCTGCTTGGGATACGGTGTTATGAATCTGTCCGAACTTTTTAAACCAGTTACGTCCATTCTTTCTGAAGAGTGGAAGGAACACAAAGAGGATTAACCACCAATAACCTAAAGTCTTAATTAGCCCACCTGTTTCATGTAAGGTAGAAGCAGTAGTTCCTTGTACTGGACCTGCTCCTGCCACTTGCCCTACAAGGGCTGCTGGGCTTGCTGAAGGCAGGATAAGCTCTGTGACCATGACTCCACCTGCTGCTCCTGCTGCGACCGCTGCTGGCTCAGGGAGGAAGGCTGCTGTTAAGCCTCCACCTAAGGCTCCTCCTACAGCGTGTTTGATGGTGCTGCAACTAGACAGAGTAACTAACATAAGTATGATTATTAAATTTCGCATGATGACCTCTATAATATATAGTAATGCTTACTATAAACAATCCTAACACTTTTGATTGGTCCAGTATATCTCTTTCCGATTGCGTGGAAGGGAATGCTATGGATACTTATTTCACCCTCAAGTTGTTTGATTTGATTTGCGAAAAACTTGAAGGGAGTCCGATGATGAGGTTGATTGAAAAGGTTATCATGCCCTCACTTGAGGTGTTCGCAGAGATGGAGTACGAGGGCTTAAATGTAGACACTAACACTCTAGAGAAGGTAGGCAAGACGTTAAGTTCTAAGAACATGGACGAGGAGGACGGTCTCTATAGTTGCAATTCTGTACACAAGACAGATAACCTCTCATCTAACAACCACTTGATCGAGATATTGTACACTCGTGAGGGGGGGATGGAGTTGTATCCTCCCGATAAGACAGCAAGCGGAAAGCCTTCAGTATCTGCACCTACACTTAAGCTATTGCTTGAGCATATTGAAGGGGAGTTGAAGAAGCGTGAGTAAGTGGCAGCACAGGGATGAGGGGAAGAAGGTTAGCAAGTCTGTTATCTCCTCTAAGACTACGGAACAGCTTCAAGAATCTAAAAAGTTCTTAAAAGGTCTATTAGATCTTCGTAAATCTGAGAAGTTAGCGAAGACTTATATCCAAGGGACTAAGAAAGCGATTGCATATAATGAAAGAGACAAGGTGTATGTAGACTTCAGGTTTGATGGCACTACAACGGGTCGATTGTCTTGCGCGGCTTACAATGCAAAGAAAGCTATGGGAGTGTCTTTCCACACTCTACCCAGAGACACAGAAACTAACATCAGGAGCATCTTTACAGCGGAGAAGGGTCAAGCCTTCATTACTGTTGATTACGCAGCCATGGAGCTTAGAGTGCTGTCTCATATAGCCAAGGAAGGCAATATGCAACTAGCCTTCAATCAAGGAGCGGATCTACATACTTACACGGCAGAGCTTCTCTTTAATAAGAAAGACATCACAAAGGAAGAGAGACAGATTGCCAAAACAGTTTCGTTCCTGATCGTGTATGGTGGAGGGGCTTTTAATCTAGCAGAGACCATGGCTATCCCCATGAAGAGGGCTGAGAAGATTATTGATAACTACAAGAAAGTGTACCCTGGCATTTTTGAGTACATGGAGTTCGTAAATGAATATATTAAACGCAATGGTTATGCTTATACAATATTTGGTAGGCGCAGGAATCTGCCTGATGTTACCTCTCGTGATAGAACAGTGGTTAATCGCGCTCTCAGACAGGGCCTCAACTTTACTATCCAAAGCACTGCGTCTGATATCCTGCTCTCTTCTCTTCTTGGTATTGCTAAGTCTTTTAAGGATAATAGTATTCAAGCTCGTCCCGTCGCTACCGTTCACGATAGTGTGGAGATAGTTTGTGATTTAGATTGTGTATCTGAGGCACTAGAGATTGTCTATAATGAGATGGTAAACTACCCATCCATTAAATCTCTTTTTAATATACACTTTGATGTGCCTTTGGTTATTGACGCTGAGGTAGGTAAGTCTTTCGGAGATGCAATTCCTGTTAGATTTAAGGATGGAAAGGTAGATAACATTACTGAAATAAATAAGTACTTCCAATGAAACAAAAAATAATTAATTTGTACTACGTCTTAAGGTATTTAAGACCAAGCCAAGTGAAGCAGTTCTTCAAATCACTATACCACTGGGCCAGGTCAGGATTTAGGGTGTCCGACCTAGCTAAAGCCCGTCTCGATATATGTAACAGGTGTCCTCACTTTGAGGCCGACCAATGTAAGCTGTGTGGGTGCTATACACCTCTTAAAACTAAGTGGTTTACAGAAGAATGTCCCATAGAAAAGTGGTAATATGGAAGTATTAGTAATCGGAGACTTGCACTTCGACAATAAGCCTTATGGCTTGCTGGATGCACAGAAGAAGTGCATAAAAGATATCATTGACCTCAATCCGAAAGCGGATCACATAATCTTCTTGGGAGATCTAATGATGCATAGGAAGCCATACCCTAGCGTCTTGCTCGCACTTAAAGAAGTGATTGATTACGCTTCCTCTAGAGCAATGGTTACTATAATAAGGGGGAATCACGACAGCGAGAATAAGTCTGATGACGGTGTGACCGCACTCAGTTTGTTTGAAAAGAACCCCTGTCAAGATCTCCTTCCTTACGCAAAGAACAGACACAACGCAGTTCGTGTTGTTACTCAAACATTCTTTGACCATCGTACTAAGATGGCTTTTATACCTCACTATGAAGATGAAGAAAAGATTAAAGCAAAGTTGGCTAATGTTCCTAGAGATTATACTGTATTCGGTCACTTTGGTTACTGCGGTTCCCTTAATTCTGCTGGGGATAACGATTTTTCTCTCCTTCCTTCTGATTTTAAGCACACTACTTATCTTGGGCATATTCACGGACACAATGTTAGCAAAAATATCACGCTATTAGGTACTCCATACACCACAAACTTTACTGAGCATCTAAAAGAAAACTTCTATGCAGTTATCCGCAGTGGAGGTGCGGTGTACATGCCCATTGAGTTTGGTCCTAGACATTTAGTAGTTGATTATGAATCTCTAGAAGAGAATCTAGATTGGATTAATGATGGTAAATACTTTACACTTCTTAGAATTATAATCAATACAGTAGATGCGGAGCAGGATAGTGTTGCTTCGCTCATGGATAAACTTGATGTTGGTTACGTTGAGGTAAAGTATAAACCTGTGACAGACGAGAAGCTTCCGCAGAGCAGCTTAGATCCCGATAGTCCTATTACTCACGTTAGCGATGCACTGATTGAGGATTACATAAACGCAACCTCAACTAAAATATCAAAAGAAGTCCTGTTAAATGGGCTTCAAACAATTCATGAAAATAAACAAAGTAGAGATAAGTAATTTTTATTCGGTAAAGAATGCAGTCCTAAACTTCGATAAATTTAAAGGCGTTGTACTTGTAGAAGGCAAGAACAAAGACACAGGAGGCTCCAACGGCTCAGGAAAGAGTGCTATGATTGAAGCTGTTGTGTGGGGACTGTTCGGTAAAACTATCCGCAAGTCTACAGAAGAGGCTTTAGTAAATTCACAAAGCAAGAAGGGATGTGTTGTAAAGATTACTGTTAATGATAATACTGTAATTGAGAGAGGTAGGAAGCCTACTCACTTAAAGTTCACAGTGGGGGACACAGAGCGCACCCAAGCGAATGCCTTAGAAACTCAAAAGGTTATAGAAGAGACCTTAAATACAAATTACAAAGTGTTTCTAGCATCTACGGTATTCGGACAACAGAATACCATGGGGTTTATTAACGCGACCCCAGACGATAAGCGAACAATCATAAAGAATTTTTTAAAGCTGGATGATCTGTTCTCCTTGAGAGATTCAGTTAAGAAACTAAAGTCTAGCTATTCTCAGACAGTAAAGAAGCAAGATGCAATCATAGAAACCCGTCAAAAGAACTTAGCGTCATTTGATAAAAAGCTGAAGTCCCTATCTAAATTGAGGGAGGATGTGGAGGGGAAGTATGACGAAGCAACTTTATCTCTTTCTTTAGAAGAAGTATTGGAGGCTGAGAAAGCCAATGCTTCAGCGGCCTGGGAGATGAAACTCTTAGCAAGGCAGATGAATGATTTAGATGTTAGAATTATTAATGCCAAGCAGCAGATAAAGCTAGGACCTGTAATAAAAACATGCTCAACCTGCGGACAAGAAGTAGAGGAAGACCACTTACCAGAGAAGTTACAAAACGATATAGATGGTTACTTAGAGAAAATGATTCTACTGGATGAGGATCACTCTAAGGAGTTCGCAAGGATCGTAGAGATTCCCATCTCATCATCAAAGTATCACAAAATCATAGAGTATAATCAACTCAAAAAAGAAACCGAGACCTTCACGGAATTAAAAGCAGAAGCTACTCAAGAAATTCAGGAAGCTCATGATTTAAAGCAGGACTACAATACCAGGTACGAGACTATGCGTTTTTGGGAGAAGGCTTTCTCTGAATCAGGTCTCGTTAAGTATATCATAAGAAACATTCTAAAGTATTTAAACGGCAAGGTAAATTTTTATCTATCACACCTATCAAAGGGTAAGTTTTTTCTGGAGTTTGATGAAGAGCTAAAAGAAACCATCACGCATCAAAACAGAGAGGTGCATTATATCTCACTCTCAGGGGGTGAGAAGAGGAAGATTGATCTGGCTGTGCTTCTAGGATTACAGCAGTTATTAGCCATCTCATCCACTGAGGAGAGTAACTTAATGTTCTTTGATGAGATTGCGGAAAATTTAGATCAAGATGGTCTCGATGGTCTCTACATATTATTGTCCGAATTAAAGAAAGACAAGACTTTGTTTGTAATTACACATAATAATTATCTAAAGTCTTTATTGGATAACGTGCGGACTCTGACTATAACAAAGAGCAAAGGAGTCTCTACCCTAAAGAAATAAAAATGGCAAACACACAACTAAATGAACTCGGACAAGAAATTTTTGAATCACGCTACGCATACCCAGGGGAGACAAAGTATGCAGACAGAGCTAAAGTAGTAGCTAAGACTGTAGCTTCCGCAGAAAGGGATGAGGATAAAGAACGTGTTGAAAAAATGTTTTACGATGCGGTGGGTTCAGGAGACTTTATTCCAGGGGGTAGAATTATTTATGGTGCTGGGCGTAACCGTGGGAATCATAACCTACTCAATTGTTATGTTATTATTCCTGAAGACAGTGTTGATTCCATTGGAAAAACTGTACAGGACATGTATAAGATTTCTTGTGCAGGGGGAGGGGTAGGATTTAATGTATCCAAGATCCGTCCACGGGGAGACCATATTGGCAGTGTAAAGAACTCAGCACCAGGATCGGTGTCGGTTCTTCAAATGATTAATGAGGTAGGAGAGCATGTCAGAGCAGGAAAAAATCGTAGAACCGCTCTTATGGGTATCCTTAACGTATCTCATCCTGATTTACTTGAGTTCTTATCTGTAAAGCTAGATCAGGGTCAATTAAATAACTTCAATATTTCTGTAGCCATCACGGACAGGTTTCTTGAAGCCATTGAATTAGATGAAGATTGGTACTTTTCTTTTAACAATAAAGAGTACCACTCGTATGAGATGCTTCGTAATGACGAAGAGTTTGTTTACGTTATTGGATTGGATGAAGAAGATGCGCTCGCAAGAGCTAATAACTTCCACAAAAAAGATTGGAAAGATACTTTTGTATGTCAAGGGCCTAAAGATATTAAGGCGCGAGACTTGTGGGATCTCATTTGGAAAAACTCTGTAGAGTCTGGAGACCCTGGAATCTACAACATTGATTTAGCAAACAGATACACTAATGTTTCGTACTTTGAAAGCCTTGATTCTACAAATCCCTGTGGGGAGATCTCTTTACCTTCTTATGGAAATTGTTGCCTTGGTAATATTAATCTCTCTAACATGGTACTCGATGACGGGACTAATGTTGATTGGAAGAGGTTAGCTAAGACTGTAAGAACTGGCATCCGATTCCTAGATAACGTGTTAACTGTGAATAAATTTCCTACGGACACCTGCAAAAGAGTGGGTGAGAGATCTCGTAGGATTGGATTAGGCGTAACTGGTCTACATTATATGCTTATTAAACTGGGAATTAAGTACGGTAGTGAGAAGTGCCTTGAGTTTTTAGACCGACTCTTCGCTACCATACGAGATGAGTCGTACAAGATGTCGATCTATCTCGCAAGGGACAAGAAGCCTTTCCCAGAATTCGACTACAAAAAATATCTGAATGAAGATTACGCCAAAACTCTTCCAGCAAGGATTAGAATGCTCGTTAAGCGTCATGGCATTAGGAATGCTGTCATGCTTACGATCCCTCCCTGCGGAACTATCTCAATGCTGCACGGTGTTAGTAGCGGTATTGAGCCAATTTTTTCTGCTATGTACAACCGTAGGTATCGCCAAAACAATATTTGGAAGGAGCAGTTAGTTGTCGATCCGTTATTCCAAGAGTATTACGACAAAGGACTCACTCTCAAAAACTTTGTCGGAGCCTATGATGTGGCCCCCGAGGATCATATTAAAGTACAAGCTACGGTCCAAAAGTACATGGATTCATGCATCTCAAAAACAATCAACCTTCCCACTACTTCATCACCTGAAGAATTCTCTCAAGCTGCTTTGGATTACGCTCCGTACCTCAAAGGTCTTACAGTGTATCGTGCTGGCTCTAAGGGGAATGAACCTCTAGAGGCAATCGCTCTCACTCCTGAGAACATTGAGGAGAAGATGAAGAGAGAGGAGAATAAAGTTGAGTCTGTGCAAGCGGGTGACGTTTGTTCGCTTGCGGGGGGTGATTGCTAATGGGTAGAAATAATCATGTAACCTCTATGGTAATTATCGAAGCTATTGCTTGGACTGTTTTAGGTACTGCACTACTTATAGGGATAGTTGGATGGTTAGGTTAGCACTAGTATTAGCTTTGAGCTTGGGGTGTTTCCCTCCTTTGATCGCCAACACCTGCATGGTTAGTGAATTAGATTCAGGCTGGATTGCAACCCCAGAGGACAATATCTGCGGAGTGAAAGAGCCTAGGATGGTAACACAGCCTGGAGTAGTGAACTGGCAGCAGTTGATGGATAGCACTCCAGAGATGAAGAAGATGAAGAAAGAGGGAATCAAGAGAGACAGCCCTAAAGGAGCCCAACTAATCTCTGAAGCACAGAGCAGGTGCAAGAGAGCGTGTGTAAAACAAATGCGCGTAGCCAAGGTAGACAGTATGTGGAAGAATATATCTCATGTGAGTAAAGCTCCATGGGATCAGACTCATGCTGTAATAGCCTTAATGAAGAACGGAAACAAGAAAGAGATCTTGGTCCGATGGAAGGAAAGAGTATGACATATGTAATTCAAGAGCCCTGTGTAGGAGTGAAAGATACAGCTTGCGTAGAGGTATGCCCAGTAGACTGCATCTACGAGACAGTCCCTAAAGAAGCTACAAGTATGCTCCCTATGTTTATCCACAATGAAGAGTGTATTGACTGTGGAGCGTGTGAGCCTGAGTGTCCTGTGGATGCAATTCGCGTAGATGATGAAGCAGAAGAGAAGTGGACCCAAATTAATTTATCGCTCTCAGAGGAGCATGATATTAATGGAGGGGGAGGATGAGAAACAACGATGTAACTAGTATGGTAATTATCGAAGCTGTTGCATGGATCATTTTTGGTTCAGCAGCTATGATCGGACTTATTAATTTTTTAAGATAGACTATGGGATTCATTAGAAGAATGGTGTACGCTACTCTCGTATCAAAAGAAATTCGAGAGGCAGCAAAGGTAGACGAACTCAAGAAACAGAACGCCTTACTGAAGAAGATGCTAAAGAAAAAGAAGTAACCAAATAAGTCAAATGAAGTACGGGGACATTAAGATTTATGGTAAGGGTCATACTACATTACAAGAGTATGAAGGAGCGCAGAGACTTCTAGCAGAGGAGTTCCCTGACCATGAGCATACAAACCTGAAGTTCTACGATTACTTCTTCATAGCTAAAATTTTGGGAGAAGACCAAGAGATAGTGGTAGGTATAATAACAGCCAACAAGTATCTCCCAGACAAAGTACAGATATGTGATATCACAGTACACAAACAGTACAGAGCTAAAGCTGTAGGTCTTAAACTACTAAACACATTAACCCAAAAAGTCAAACTAGATGGATACACATACATCACAGGCATGACCAATAAAAAGAATAGAGAAGCTATCAATCTATACAGGAAACTAGGTGGTCACCAAGAAGAGATGATAGTTACTACTGCAAGTGTAGATGAGACGATAGCTGTCATGAATCACAAAGAAATGGTACTAAAACATAGGGAAAAAAGAAGAGAAAAAGAATAAAGAAAGGGTAATACCAAAAAGTCAAATTAAAGGTCATTATATTGTGAGCTTGTGCAAAAACACCTAAAAAGTCAAATTTATGCATTATTGGACCTCATTATACCATGTAACACCCAAAAAGTCAAATTAGAAATAGGTTATTGCTTGACCCTTTTCCCACAAAAAACAAATTAATTCCAAACCAGTTCAGAGTTTTTGAGTTTTTTCCCATCCATGCGACCCCTTTCAA